CAAAATTAAGAAAAGCACCAGGAGTAGTGGCTGTAGGAATATCCTCAGGGCCAGAGATAATTTGAACATTGTGTCCTGCCTTTTTAAGTAAAGCAGGTACATGAGTCTTCCACTGACCCGTGTACCTAGTCTCAACTGATTCCAAGTCAACTAAGAAGATTGTCATTTAGTTGTTAAAACGTGGCTTGTTGAACGTATTTTGTGGACGAGGGTTTTTGCCCAAGTACGGTTTACGTTCGCCAGTCCATGCCTTCTTAGGACGACGGCTGTTTTCAAAAGAGCGCCACACATGGCTTTCTCTATTATACAAGTCTGCTTCGTTGTACGCAAGCAACTCGATTCTACAAAAATCCAACAATGCTTCAAGATCACCGAAGATCTTAACAATGTCAGGGCGGGTTTCGAAATAATTAATTTCTTTGTAGTTTTTAGCCATAAAGCCTTCTTATTAGTATTTGATAAAAGAACCATTTTCTCCGTCTTCGGAGACTTCAATCCAGACCTCACGGCCTGGATACTTATTGGAAATCATGCCATAAAGTTCGTCTGACATCATTTCGCAACTCTTATGATCTAGCGACAAAATATTTTGTGTGCTAGAATACAGTTGTTCAAGCCATCGCTTGAATTGAATGAATTCCACATCTCTGTCATTGTGGGTGACACTAAGCCATACCCTGAAATGAAAAATATGGCGATGAGGATTAGCCAAAAACGATACATCATATTGATCTCCTGTTGCTAGGTTAGGATCTGTGGCCGCGGCCGGGTAACAATGAATACCTTCTTTACGAAAGGTAACCCAGATCATTTTGTTAGGGCGGATGTCTTGTTTAATAATCATGTTGTTTCAAATAGTAAGTTAAAATATGAATCTGCTCTATACATTTTTTTAGAAACTGTATTAGAACAAACACCCCAAGTTTTAATAATTTTATCTCTTAAAAAGGAATATGAATTTGCTTCCGAAGGAATATTAAGCGGGCATTCTCCGCTATTACATGCAGAATATGGATAATCCAACTCTACTTTCTTAACATGCAATTTATAATTCTCAATTATCTTAGATAACTCTAGTAGTATAGCATCTTCTGGCATTTTAAAAAGTTCAGTTTGCCCACTTATTTTATTAATATGTGTACCGGAATACACATAAAAATCACGTTTAAAAGTCTCTTCAAGGAAGTTTATGTGTACTGGATCTCCTAAAAAAACATGATTGAGATAAAACTTTTCAGAACAATTTTTTTGTCGACTGCGTACTGCCGAATACGGAGTCATTGCCTTACCAAGTTTTTTCCAATCAGGATTTCCTGATAGATCATTGTGCAAATACAGTATGAAACTTTTACTCATAATGTTGTATCTTGAGTGTACTGATCCCAATGAGTATACTTGTCTTTACTCATCAAGCTCTGTAAGTGATGTGTCCACACGCCTGGATTTGTAGCACCCCAAGTTCGGTCGTCCAGTTTAAGTGTGGCATTGTAATTGAGTTGATTAATGTAAGGTAATTTGACACTAATCATAGGGACAAAGCGAGGATATTCGTTATATGCGGATTCCAATACACCTTCGATGTGTTCAACACCAAAGTCTAGTGATACCCAGTAGTCTGCTTTTAGACAGCCCATAATAACGTCATCCCACGCTTTATATTCTTCGTGGCTGATTGCCGTTGGATTAAAACTTTGGCTTGTACCAAAGTAGATATGTTTTACATCAGCGTCTTTTGCTTTTGTAAGAATTTCTTCAATAGGTGGTGTACCTACAACAAACAATGTGAACATACCATGACAAATAGTATGCTCGACCTCATAACCTGTAAAGTAAACGACGCCTTGTCGTTGTTCAGTGTTTAGTCCCATTTGATATAACCTCTGCTGTAATCGCTTGGACGATCCCTACCATCCGCAAACGCTTGTTGCCATTCAGTGTTACGATTATAACACCGAGTCCAAAAACTATCAACCTCGAGATAACCGTTTTCAATCATCCATACTGCATCTTTCATACATTGGAAAAAGCCATCAGTACGTGGGCTTGGCCGAACTGTAGTACAGGCTTTCCAAAGTTGTGCCTGTGCTTCTTCTCTGCTTACTGCTTTACCAATACCGTCGATAATAAGAGCATTGTTATTTAGGTTAATATCTATACCTAAAGAATATTTTCCACCCAAGTCAATAACTACGTCATAACTTTCGCTGGTACCAACCAATAGTTTATCACTCCACAGTTCAATATTGCTAGAACCTAGTACGTCAATTTGTTTTATCTTAGTACCAGTACTATAGGTATTCAATCTGTGAAAAGCCACCCAAGCAAGGAAACCACTGCCCAAAATCAATACTTTACCCTGCGACCGTTGTTTGATTTCGTGCCACGCTTGCTCTACCACATTGATACCACATGCTACCGGTTCGATAATATAACGTGGATCAGCTTCTGGTACTACTACAAACTCTTTATCACGAACATTATAATAATCCGCATACGCAGGTTCACCACGTGTGGCAACATAGTCGCCTTCTTTAACACCGGTAACTAATGAACCAACTCGTGTAACTTGTCCTAATCCTTCATGCCCTTGCATACTGAGTGGCAATGGTCCAAAGTCGCCCATCATCATATCAATGTCACTGCGACATACACCAGTCATTACAGCTCTTACTTCAATTTGATCTGAAGCGGGTGCTGGTTTGTCGTACTCTACTTCTTCAAAGTAGCCTTGCCCTGTTGTTTGTAAACAGCGTGTCATAGTTTTTCTATTCTCTCATGGATCCAAGTATCAACGGCATATTGCTGTAACCAGAAATCGGAATTGTCCATATTAGCAACAGCATCCACGATCATATTATGGTATGCCTCTTCCGGGCACCATCCCAATTCAAATCGTTCTATCTTATTATCTGGCATGACAAACACAATGGAACTGTCTTCTTCGTCCTGACTACGCCAATTGGCCGCTAACCGCCATTTGTTACCAAAGTTAATCACGCACATGTCATCAACGTTGTATGTACCAGTGGGATTGACAGTGCCGTACTCAGTGCTTTCGATATCCGTTAATTCCCAACATTGCATGGCAGTTTGCCCAGATACCGTTTCATGTTTCCAATCAGAATTCATAGCCACATACAAACTCAACAAGTGTGGCATTAGGTCTCTACTAACTCCGCCAAACGCCAACTTCTTAGTTGTAAACCAACTACCGGGACTGGGAATACAATTCTTTCTAATCCAACGTATTTTTACAGTCTTAGCTTGGCTGGCTAGAGTTTTTAATTCTTCTATGTTACTACGCCACATATTGTTTTTAACCATTATGAAACGTGTTTGTTTAAATTCAGTTACAAGTTTAGTCCAAGTATCGCTAGTGGCAACTCCTGGTTTTTCAATAAACACAATTTTACTATGTGGAGCAACTCTGGCCGCAATTTCAAAGTGTGTAAAATTAGGAGTACAGATATGAGCAGTATCAAATAAGCCGTGTACTAGTAATGCTTTATCAACAGAATCAAAGTCTGCTTTTTTACTAATATCTTGGTCAACAGTAACAACAGTGTGTCCAAGTTTTGTCAGTACATCTTTGTACAAGTTACCAATACCCATGCCAATTACTAGACTACGCTTGCTCATTTTTCTTTTCCTCGTAGGATTTAAACAAACGGGTTACAGCTTCCATCTGTTCTTGGAATATGTCTGGAGCACCTTCAGCCGCACGTTTCATATCCCAGTCGCTGGGATAATGACGTAAACAACTTCTTGCTTGATCTTTAATTGCTTTTGGAACTCGAGGAGTAGTTAAGATCTGTAATAAAAATCGTTGAGTCTGTACTACTGCTCGATATCGTTCGTCAGGTAATGTCATGATGTAATTGTGCTTCCAAGTCATCTAATTTATCAGTGTCAAAATCTACTTCTTCTTCTAATTGTACACTATCTTCCTCTACTTCGTCAAAGAGAGTGGAAAACATAGTACTAGCGTTAACTGTTTTCTTACCAATGGCACCACGTGTGCCGGGAATAGCCATCCAAAATTTACTATATGCTTCGATAATCCCTTCAGCAATAGCTCTGTCGTCTGTACTAAAGATAGCATCGACAACATCTTTAAAGTATGTACGATTGAATCTTTCATCTACCAGCATACTTGGGCATAGTCCAGCATCATATTGGCGATTAGCTTCTTGTACGCTGTTCAAATGTAACCAAACATTATGACCCATCATAATTGCGTAAGTAAAACTATCCCAGCTGGTCTTTCCTATCTTACCAATTTTGTTAACGTCATTTGGACCGTAGATACAAATGTCTTTAACCTCTACCCCGTCCATCATTGGACTTGTAGTAAAACTGATAAAGTGTTTATCCTGAACAACTACATCTTGGAAGAGTCGTGTATCTTGGCTGTACTTTTTGTCATCAAGAGACGGCAACATTCGGTAGAGCCATTTTTCTCTGTCTTTGATTTCTGTTTGGACATAGATTTGACCGTTTGCTGTGGCAAGGAACGGTGAGGCGCAGTCAAAAGAGATGGTAAAGTTTTCATTATGATATTTCCTTATAGCTCGTTGTATGTCAGTTAATAACAATGCCCACTCTAACTTAGAGGTGCCTAGGAAGTGCATCCAGTCTTGATGACCCTTTTCAAGGAGTCCATCGAACTTCAATGCCACTAATCTTCTTAAAACTAAATCCACATCACACATGTTTTGGCCACCCATGGCCCAACCATTGAACGGACGTTCATATTTTGTTGGATCGGAAAAGTCTTTCATTTGCTGATACCAATCTTCTGCCTGTGCGTGATTCTCGCCCTGTAATACATTTAAAAACTTACAAGCACCTGTACGATGTTTAATAAAGTACTCGTTATTGTATTTGGTTGCACTAACAGCTTGGTCGTAACTGGCAACTCCACTATTCTTAGCACCAACCGGACTGCGACCGACCCATGCTGGAATGTCAAGCACCATGCCATAGTCCATGAGAGCATCCATCCAAGTTAATACTTGTTCACGTTTCTTTTGTGCCGCATCCAGTTTGGCTTGATACACTTTAACATGATCAACTTTAGTATACTTGGGATTGCCATTTTTATCTGTTTTAGGATGACCAGTTGGATGCATTTGTGGCACTAGTTCAATGCCTTTTGCAACTGCTTCGGCCATACGTTGTGCAACTACTGGCCCAGTTGGATCATTCCATTCGCCTTCCCACACACCTTTACCAATCTGAAAACCTCCAGAGTCGCCTAGCACCCAACTGGTGCTACGGTCTCTATTACGAAACATATCTTCACTCGGGTCTGGTTTAGTCAAGTCCAAGTTAGCATGTCCAGCTGAATACAAACAATGGTCAAAGTAAAATGCCGCATTGGGATTCAAATAGTTCATAGCTTCAACGCCCATAGGGCCAAAGCTCGCAGGAATACGAGCAGGATCCACATAGTTGCTGTAACGCTGTTTACCTATGTACGTGCTGTAAAAACCACTTGTTGCTGGCAAGAAGTATGCGTAATCGCTCTGATGTGCTGTTAGGTTCTTATTCAATTTTGCCCCACTTTATTTTTAACCAAATTCTTTCATGAATATAATAGTCTACACTTAAAAGAACATGTAATGCTGTGGCAAATCCTGTAGCACTAGTAATATCTTCTGTGAACAAATATGTCCAGACGATAGTGAACAACCATGCCGTTAACCGGTATGTAAGCATTCTCACCACTGTTCTTTTTTTAGTTTCCATTCTATTTCCGTGATCGTACTTCATGCACGATCTGACCTATCTCATTTTTTGAACGAACTCGTTCTCTATCTAAATACTCTACACGAGTAGAAAGACGAATAACTTGTTCCTTCAAGAACTGTATCTGTCTTTCCAATTCGAGTATTTTTGGATCTACTTGGCTCATTTAGCTTGTGCTGGCAAAATGTAATTGTATTCAGCCAATCCACTGTTTACTGTAATTTGCAATGCACCTGCATCACTGATACGCATTGTGCAGTCGCCGCTCAAGTTCAAAATGCTTTGTACTTGACTAACTGGCCATGCCCAAGTTTGTTTTAGTTTACCAGTAACTCCTGCTTGGAATACAAAATTACCAGAGTGTGTTGTTGCATCACCGAAACTAAAAATCAAGTTGTCATCCTTAGTTGTTACTTGGAATGTTGTTTCTTCAGTGTGCGCGGCCGCTTGATATTTCAACTTTTGAATACTAGCCACAGTGGGTTCGAATTCAATATTCCAACTTGCGCCTTTGAACTTGACAGTTTTCATTTGTTCATTGATAATTTCAGCATTCATAAAACGATAGTCGTTTTTAAAGTCGCCAAATGCATTTTCAAAATGCAGGCCTGTTGGGATATCTTCGCCGTTGCGTTGTTGTGTAACCACTTCAATGCTTGCGCCTTCTTTGTATTCGGGACACTTCAAATGCAAATCCAACTTGTTCAAGTTAGGCATACCAAACGTGCCTTCAAAATTACTGACGGGCGCATTTGTTTTGGCCTGCAAAATAACGCTACGGTCTTCTGCCATGCCTTCGATAACTGTTTCTTGGTCTGTGCTAGAAATTTTAACTAGCGGTAAAAATCCTAGACTATGCGTGTGTGCTACTAAGTCCTGTAAAATATCTTTCATATGAATCTCCTTATGTGTATTATATTTAGGTTTTTGTTTAAAGTCAAGAGTTTTTTCTTACTTTATTGTTGTATTGGATAGATGATTCTACCAATGTTGCTGGCATTCCAATTGTGTTAGACCACTTTAAAAATGCTTCAGTATCTTTGGGAAAACATGCACCTCCCCATCCTCGCTGTCCATCTGGCCCTGGAACCAGTGTATGTCCTGCTCCAATGCGTGTATCCTGACCTACAATATGTCTTACAATATCGTAGTCCATTTTGTTGTTATCACAAATATCAGCTATTTGATTAAAGTAACTGGCCTTGAGAGCAAGAAAACAATTCACAGTATATTTGATCATGCATGCCTCTTCTTCACTGCATTGAAAAATCATTTTGCAATTAGGCAATGTAGTGGTGAATAATTCGTGCCAAAATCCTTCTGGATCTTCTCCGCCCACAATAATGTATTTTTGATTAACAAAATCCGCCTCAGCACTGTTGGCCCGCAAAAATTCTGGACTGTAAACAATGCTGTGATTTTCGTAAACTTCTTTAAAGCCCTGCACGTTAGGAGGAGTCAATGTGCTTTTAATCATAACAGGCATGAAAAATGGAACATGATCTAACACATTGGCAATGTTGTTCGCATCACAAATTCCATTTTCAGTAGTTGGAGTAGATACACAAACAATAATGCCATCTGCATCTATATGGTCAGTGATTCGATTACTGTTATATTTTGGATCGATAATGACCAGTTCGTGTTTGGTTTGCAACGCACTGGCCACTGCCTTTCCAACAAATCCGTATCCTGCAATTATTATTTTCATATTAGAACTCAAATAAACTATTAAAGGTATTCTTTTCTTCAGTGCTACGAACGTCCCATTTCAATACGCCAATTAGGTTATCTAATTTGTTATCGATAATAGTTTGTTCCATTTCAGCGTGATCAAACGGCAAGTCTTTAAACCATTGTGGCAAACGTAATTCATCCACGGGATATGCCACTGATGTAAACCCCATGGGATTTTGTTTTAGTTTGCAAACAATAACTTTTTGACCGTCTGTGATGTTCATGCTGTATTTGTCACCGAACATACGTTTTAATGTATTCCAGTTAATGCTAGCACGAACATGTCCCGGCATGTTAGCTTTACCCGCATTGGCTTCTTTAGCTTGATATTCAGTAACTTTGTTGGCACGTTTGGGACTGCCTTTCTCCCAACCCGGCCTACTTTTAAATCTCAATCTAAATTCACTGATGTGTGCTAATACATCTTTTTCGGTGGTTCCTGTCAAGACCTTTTCAAGTACATCACTTAAAAAGTTCTGAATAAATTCCGGCGTATCACTACGCTTCAGATCCAAGCCCATGGCCTTGATCTTGCCAGGTTTACCATCTACGTCTGCCCGTTTGCCTTCCTTGTCATAGTACAGCACGGCATAACGCTTTTTAGTAATAAACAAACTCTTACTACCAACGATTTCACGACCTGCTTTGATAACTTCACCGCGTGTTTTTGGCACGTGAAACGTATCCAACATAAACTGCGGAAAAGTTGTGTTAACTTCTTCGCTAATATTATCATATAGTTGAATTACATTTTCTTTGGTCCATTCGATGTTGCCAGAATCGATATCTTTCTTTAGTGTAGTGTATGCTGAAAAATAACAACTGTCAGTATCACCATAGATAATTGCTTTACCTCGGTAATCATAATCACCAGCAACAATTTCATTTACTTTGGCCGCCATGTGTTTAACAATTTGCCGACCAGTCAATGTAGTTGACTGTCCAATACGCTTGTCAAAGAATCTACAACCGGGATTCAAAATAGCACCATACAAACTGTTCAAGTTAATCTTCTTAACCAACTGTCGTTTGTCCCAGTACTCTTCTTCAATTTTGTTGCCAGTCTTAATACAGTCTTTGAGTTTGGCCTGCATCTCTTTACGTTCAGCATACCAACGCTTTAACAAGCCAGGAATAACGCCTTCCTTTTCATAAGTAAAGATAGTGCCGTTGGCACTGAGTACCCAGGGCTGGTGACTATCAAAGATCAACTTGTATACTTCAGCCGCACTAATAACATCAGTTTGACCATTCTCCCAATCAATAGTAATGTCAGTACCAATCTCTTGATTCATTACTGCGGTATATTCCAGTGATCCAAATACACCTTCCCACGATGCCGCAAAGCTAGAACCTTTTGCCATCTTGTTATCAATGTACTCTTGAGTCATTGTTTGACGCAATTGTCCAATAATAGTCTCCGGACCCATGTTCAGCGCACGAATAGCACTGGGATAAAGACTGTTGATGTCCAGCGAACCAATCCAGTCATGTATGCCTTCTTTGGGATAAGCAACATACGCACCTGCGGCCGCTGTGTTTTCTTCACGGTCGTCCATCTTAGTACGATTAGGCACTTGCATGTTACGTCTGTGTGCTTCGTTAATAATGGCCTGTTCAGTCACTGCAACAGCACCCATTGTGGTTTGTAACAGCACAGTATTTTCATGTGCCAGTGTGTTGGCAAGGTCAAGGAATTTCAGCTTCTTGTCTAAGCGATCAAGAAGCGCACAGTCTTGTCTGTTGTATTCAATGAACTTTTTAAAATCATGATTGTAAAGTTGATCCAGTGTGCCTTCGTATTGTGTTTTACGTTCGCCCAGCTCGTATTCTGCAATAGCATCCAATCGATAACTGTGACGTTCTTCATATGTGTACTTGCGATACAGTTCAAGACTGTCCAAATGCACACGCCCAACTAAATCATATGTAACTGAATCGCGACCAAACTTTTCATATTCACGACGTTTGGGATATTGATCAAACAAACAAAAACGTCTTGTGTCATCTTTGCTCAGTGCTTTGGTAACACGGTTAACTGTGTACGGAATATCATAACCTTCACTGTTCCAACCAGTTAAAATATCCGCTTCTTTGATCAGGTCTAAAAACACATCCAACATTTCCGCTTCTGTTTTAAACAACATGGTATTTGGAAACTCTTCGACCATTGCTTTGGCTTCTTCCATAGTAAGTGTCTTTGGAGGAACTGCCAAGCACACCATAGTATCCAACCATTGTAAGTGAACAGCGATAGCAGTGATAGGCATGAACGCATCATCTGGTGTGCTGTAGCCACGTTCTGGATCAAAGTCTACTTCGATGTCGAAAAACGCTACGTTTAGTTTGGGAGGGTCTGCATTTAGATAGTTTTCGCTCAGTGTTACAAAGATTGGATTGATATCACTTTCAAATAATTGCTTACCTGAATTGATTGCTTGTTCTTTGCGTAATTCTTTTGTGCTCTTAACTACAACTTTGCTTAGAGCGTCACCGTAAATTGAAAGATACTTTCCACGGGCGTCTTTATAGTAAAATGTGTGGCGTACAGGAATGTCTCTAAATTCCCTTTCACCTTTTTTGTTGCGTTCGACAACTTTAATAACATCGTTATTACGGTCAAACCATGCGTCTACATAGCTCATTTATTCTCCATATGCAATTTACGGCTTGCAAATACCTACTTGCGGTTTATGGCCCGCCGACCTTTCGTACAATATTTATTAGATACGTTTTGTAATATCTAAAATAGCTTCAATTTCTGCCCAATCTTCGTTATGCGCAGTCCAGTCGCCCTTGTGTGCAATTTTGATAGCACGATTGATAACGCTGGGTTTTACATTGAGTTCTTCTGCCACTGCCTTAACTGTTTCTTTCAAGCCTTCTGATAAATCTTCAATTTCGCGAAGCACTGTAGAACCTTCACTAATCAATCTTTCTAGTTTTGCCTTTTCTTCTGCACCGTATGAACGTCCTGACATGTAAGTCTCCTTAACTATAGCCTAATTATATACTAATTATCTGTGTAATGCAACCTTTAGAGGTGGAAATGGCAGAAATTAATCTGCCATTTTTATTAATTAATACTTGGCGTTTAACCAGCCGTCACCAGTGGGTTTACGCTTGGTAGTATCTGCGGCTTTGGCCGCGTCACCGGATCCCATACCAGTTGGTGTGTAGTTGGCTTGTTTGAATAATTCGTCTACCTGAGTTTTTAATTCATTAGTGATATCATCAACTGGATACATGTTAACCAATTCTGTAATTAGTTTTTGTAATTTAGCACCATTGGCTTGAATCTTGCTTGTTTTTTCAGCGGTGGCTTTCTTTTCAGCGGCTTCTTTTTCTTTTGCTTCAGCTTCTCTTTTTAGTCTAGCTTCAGTTTCTTCTGGTTTTTCAACTCGTTGACCATCGCTGTTACCGTTACCTTCAGGACCGTTGGTGGTATCTTGATTTACAAAGTAAGCACCGGCCACAAGCCCGGCCATAACCAACCACCATTTATAATTCCAACCAAATTTAGCAACTGCTCCAATTGCACCTAGTGCGACCACAGTCTTTGGAAATTTTCCAGCCATTCTTGCCATTAAAGGAGTTTTAACTTCAGCGGCCGCTAACTTAGTTAGTAGCTTGTTTTTTGTAACTTGTGTAAACGTACCATTAGCTTCTGCTCTAAACCAATTGCCGGCTTTGTCTTTAACATATTTTACACCTTGTATTTCAGCAGATGCAACTTGTTTACCAGCATTGAATGTTACTGCTCCTGGCCCAGGTGCTGGAGCAGGTGCTGGTGCTGGTGCTGGAGCAGGTGCTGGAGCAGGTGCTGGTGCTGGTGCTGGAGGTGCGGGTTTACCTAACAATTTCCAATCTTTTTCCGCTTGTTTTGTTAATGTTACTACATCTGTCTGTTGGCCAGTGGTTGTATTTTTCCAGACCTTGCCTTCTGTTCCTGGAATCATCTTCCAATTACCGGGATCTACAAATCTAGGCCCAAGTCGAGTACTGGCTGCGGCAATAACAACTTCGTCTGCTTGTTTTCCAATTATTTTTTCCAATGCAAACAATGCCTTACCTTCAGCAGTAGCGATACCAAATCTTGCCCCAAATCGACCTAACGCACCTAAAGGAAGACCAGCTTCATCTAGCTGTGATAATTTGTCACGCAAGTAAGACATGCGTTCTGTATCAGTCATGCTTGAATAGATTATGGATTCATTAGCGACAGGAGCCTGAGAAGTAATACCCAGTATCTTTGCCACATACTCGCCGGCTTGATTAAGATCTCTCGGCATTTTGGTTTTTAATTCTTCTAAGTTCTTAACACCAACTTTGGCAAAGAATTCCTTCATAGCGGCCTGTTGTTCAGCACCACCCTCTGCAACTTCAGCTGGATCAGTTTTTGAACTCATAGTTGCTGATGTTTTGGTAATAGCTGTGCCTTGTTGTGCAACAGCATTTGCATCACCAGGAGTCAATACGCCAGTTGGTTCTGCACCAGCCGCTTTTTGTACTTTTTTAACTGCATCTGCATCAGCAGGTTTTTGTTTGGACATCGCATCGCCAACGTATTTTGCATTGTGCGGAGTACGTATGTATGCATCGCTTCCTGCTTGTACTGCCATTGCCCCGCCAACTTTCAATGCGCCAGCAACTAGTCCGCCACCTCCGGGAATAATAGCAATAGATCCAGCGGCTTGTCCGCCGTAGTACCAAACAGGACTACGTTTCTTTGCGGCTTCGCTGGCTTGCAATTGTTTTAATAATTCATCACCGTATTTTGTACCTTTGTATGTGGATATCATTTTGGCAATAGCATTGTCGCCCCAACCAAATGTCAATCCTGCCAACACACCTCTGCCCAATGCTTCAACATCTTCTGTAATGATGTATTCAACAGGGTTTCCATTGGCATCATAGTAAATGTGTACTGCACTGATAGTGTCGTTTTCAGTTTCAATAAGATATACTTGTTCTTTTAAATATTGTTTTGATTCATTAACTGGGGTAGCTACTGGGTTTAGTATGGCTTTCAATTCAGTTATAGCTGACTGTATAGCTGTGACTAACACAGTTCTATATTTTTTGTATTCTTGATATTTGGTAAGTAACTCTTGTACTTCTTTGTCGTCGGCGTATTTTGCATCCTTAGCAAGTATGTCAATTATTCCGTATAATTTTTTAGCTTGGTCAACGGTGATACTTTCTTTCAAAGGAGTAAATGTATAACCAAAGCCTTCTGTTAATGCCTGAGCAAGTTTGCCCTGTGGAGCAGACTCATCATATCGAACAGCTTTGCTTTTTAATGCTTGAGTAATAATGTCTTCTGCATCATCGATTAGGTCATACTTGGTACGATTTACGTTGCTGGCTTTGAATGCTTCACCCTCGTCCTTGCCCATCAATCCAAAAAATGCACTGGTCTTTGCAATGTCAGGAACTAGTCCGTCTTTTTCCATCTGTTCAACTTCAGCTTTGTACGGACCAAACCAAGCATAATCGCCCTTGGCATCTACCCACTTACCGTTGACTGGATCAAATAATCCTGGATAGTCGTTTCTTATTGCCAATTGCCCAAGCTGTTTTCTACGTACTCCGGCATCTTGTATGTTTGCTATGGCTTCTAGTTCTTTTCTGCGAACTCGCTCCATTAAAGCAATATATGATTCTTTTAATAATTGTAAATCAGCAGTTAACACTTCATCGATCATGGTGGCACTTTCCAACAACACTTGTCGTTGGTCAATAGTATCTAATTTATTTAAAAGTGCTTTCAAATCCATTTTAAATTCCTGTGTTCTTCAAAGTGCTACGTAGCATCCATGCATGTTTGCCATGTGCAGTTTGACGATCTGCAATAAAGTTACTTAGTCCGTGTTCGTGTTCGCGTTCTGCGAGATCGAATGCTACTTTTAAAAAAGCAATAATTTTTTCACTGTCTGCCAACAATTCAGACAGCATGGCTTCTGGTGCTGGTACTGAGTTGCTTTCTTGGATGGCACTGTATTTTAAAAATGCGCTGTTACTGCCAAGTGCATAGGATCCCAAATAGCGAATGTTTTCAGCAAACGGATCTTGTGCGGTATACACTTCTGTGTATATGTTGTTTAATAAATCGTGATATTGGGGAAAGTTTGAACCTTCTATGTTCCAGTGAAATGATGAAGCTTTGACATAATAAACATGCTCGCTGGCAAATGCCACTTTTACTGCTTTGATTAATTCTTCCATTACTTGGCGCCTTCACTTACTGGAGCACCGGTAGCGTGTACTCCAATTTTCTTATCTGGATATTTACGTTCCATGGCATTTGAAACACGATTAGCTTCTTGACGTGAACCAAACACTTTCCATTGTTTGCCGTTAATACTTACAGCATAGTTATTTGTTTCGTGAGCTAGTTCTTGCTCTAGCCCGCGATGATCGTGTTCACGACTAAAACCTGTTTGACTAGAATCATAATCTCGTTGATACGCATCTCTGCGATTACGCATTTCCGCCACACCTTGCTCGCCATTTTCTTCACTTTTCATGTAGTCCCAAACTGTGACTAACATACTTTTAGCAACTGCGATTTTTTCTTGGCACCATTCTGGCAAATTGTCTCCAGCATTGATAATATCATCGATACCGTCAACAGCACGTTCCAGTGTGTTTAAATTGTTATCTGCCATACCAGCTTCGTCATCATATTCTGGATTGAATGATTCTTTGATACGCTTACCGTCTTTGTTGTATTTGCCAGATGCTTTCTTAGCAATGGCAATGGCCGCTTGTTGTGCGCCTTCTTTTGCAAGTACACGTTCAGCAATACGGCGTGCCTGTTCGCTAATAATTTCTTTCTTGGCTGTGTCTTGTTCAGCTATTTGTTGTTCAGCTTCTGTATAGTATTGATACAACATACTGGACATTGCTGTTTTCTTAACTTCTTTAATAGTTCTTGGTTGCGCAACAGCGGGAGTTGAATAATGTTGCATGGCCATTTGTACTGGCAATGCTACCTTATGTGTATTAGCACCTTCTGTCACAACTGACAAAAATTTCTTCATGTCGTTGGAATTTCCTACAGGCTTTGTAGAACCGCTATCAATTGCCTGTAAAATTTTCTTCATGTCCATGGTATTATCCGTTTAGACGTTGTGTTAACGCTTTTAAACGATCTAGCTCTGTAGACTCTTTCAATGGAATTTCTTTGTTGCCTACTTTAATCTTTTCACCTTTCTGGATGCCATCTTTTTTAGCATTGACTACCGCCAGGCCAAATGCACTACCTTCCGTGTCCATCTTATCTTTCTTTTTGCCTTTGCCTTCTAATACATCTTTAGCACGGGCAATGGCTTCTTTGACTTTGCTAGATGCTTTCTTCTTTGCTAAATCATCTTTACCTTTACCGTCTGCCGCAAATGCTGGCACACTCTTGCCACCAACTTTCTTCATTGGCATAGCACCTTCGTCGTACTTGTTGTATTTGGCTTTGATTGGCTCTAGACTTTTGCCTTCCTTACCAGCTTTAGCCAATGCGGCCATACCTTCTTTGCCGTACTTTTCATGACCCTTGGCCGCACGACTCATTGTCTTCTTGGCTTCGTACATGCCACCGCCACATTCTTTCAGACCATGCACTGGACATTTTTTACCCTTAGCAGAATGATTGCACTTTTCATCTTTGGCTTCGTCTACTTTATCACGATTGTCAAATTTCTCGCTGTTTTTCATTCCCCATGTCTTAGCACTCTTAGGACTTTGCTTTTGCGCTGGAGCTTTTTCTTTTTTCTGTGCCGCTGTTTCTGCTTTAGCATGACTTCCGCTACCTTTGCCTGATTTAGCATCGGTATCCATATCATCGCCACCGTCGGAGTATTTGCGCTCGTCTGTATGCTTTACACTCTTACGCTTGCCGTCATCATCAAATGTGGCTGTAGCTGTTCCGTGCTGAGTTTTTGTACTTTTGGTGGTATCCTCGTCCATCTTTTCAGACTTTTCTTTGGCCGCTTTTTTCTTAAGCTCTTTGACTTTTTCTTTGGCTTCTGCAAGTTTGCTGGTTAACACAGCACGTTTGCTTTCGCTTAGATCAGTACTTTCAGCAATCATTCGGCTGTAGTCTTGAAACTGTTTTTCATAGTTCAAGTACTGATATACCGTGGAAATATCTTCTGCGGCACTGATAATTTTGTTCTTGACCCAGCTTTCTAATAGCTGTTCGTCTTGAATTAATTTGAATAGTTTTGCACTTTGTTGCGCTGTTTTATATAGATCTTGTTTGGCCATGTTAGGACTCCGTTAACTTGTAATATTTATCTTTTGATGGCTGAGCCGCCGCCGAAGATGTTGCCCTTCATGTCAAGAGCGTTTGTAGCTGTACCGTCTTTTTTCTTTTTCTGAACAATTTTGGGAGGTTTAGGAGCCTTTGTACCGGACTTTCCTGGACTTCCTGTATAACTCTTTTTACCGAGATTCTTACCAATAGCAAGATGTGGGCTTACCACAGTACCAATATTAGCCGCACTTGTGGCGCCGGCTGTGGCGGTTTCTGATATGATTTCTCTTAATCTCATATGCCGTACTGATTCTTTTTAACACTAGCCACTGGGCTAACAGTACTGGTACTGCGTAATTCTTCGCTGGGTCCTTTTGGTACAATTACTGTGCCTTTCTGACCAAGTGTTTTTTCAGCAGTTTTAACTTTGTCTTCCTCAACACTGTTGGTAATCCAAACAGTTGGACTTGCTCTTGCAGGGCCTTCAGCATCCGCATTTCCGCCACCAGCAATAGCAATACCCAAGCGATACATGTCATAATATGTGTCCATATCATCATATCGTTTAGCATAAGGCCCAGCCAGACGTTCAGATTTACCAAGCGTGTTTGTTTTTTCTGTAATGAATTCAGTTGCTCTCATTGTCGTTTCCCACTGGTTGTTCACCTGTCATATAAGGCAAACTAAACCATAATTTAAACCATTCTGGAGTTCCGGGTTGGATATTGTTTTTACGCATCAGTTCTCCTTTGCTACTGCCAGTTACACTGATATTGCTACCTTGGCCAGCACGATATTCGTGCAGTCTAGCTTCTCCACCTAAACCACCCATGCCCGATAAGATCTTTAATTCCTGTATAGGATCGTTGGGTGCAAGATAGCAATCGTCAGGACTATCTTGATTTAGATCTTGTGAAGTTATTCTATACTGTTTCATTATTTATTGAATCTCTGTTGCCAGATTTCCTCAAGCACGTAACCTATGCTTGCACGACCTTCGTTGGGCACACAGTTGTTCACACGAATGCCGCCTTTGATCTTGGTACCTTCCTTGTGTTTGCCCTTCCAGCATTTTGGGTCCAACCGTTGTTTTACTTCTGCTATATCTTGCTGACTCGGGTCAGTAAACTGCTTTTTCCCTTGGCTATCAGTTTTCCAAAATTTTGGATTTAATGGATTATATTGTTTCAGTGCGTTGTTCTGACTATCCTGTGCTGTGGCTAATTTTCGCTGTTTTTGTGCAACTTGTTCGCCGCCTTTTTGTGTTTTTATCCACTCAAGTGCTTCTGGTTGAGTAGTAGACTCTCTTAAAAATGCGTCAACTTTTTTTGTTGCCTGTGACAGATCTGGCGTGTTCTCGTTGTCAACATAGACAAAGTGCTTAGGTCCAAAATAGGCTGAGTACTTTTCAAGATTTTTTTGAACCTGTGAGTACGTATCTTTAGCTAGAGTGGCATCCACTTGACGACCCACTCCCCATTGTTGCTGTTGCTTGTCTGCTCTTGACTGTTGACGGGCTATGCTAGTGGCTTCACTGACATTTACAAATATCATCATGAATTCATAACCCAGCGGCTGTAGTTTTTCAATTACACCTATCGCTGTATCGGGGTTTCTGCCGGATCCGTCAACAATAATACCTAGCCTGCCATCGATAAAATTTCCTTGTTGAGTTTGACTAAGTTGCCAACTTTTTTCAAGTTGATCCGGCGCCAAGTGTCCAGTTGGTACTTCACCTTTTTTAATAAACATTTCGTTGAAATTATCTAGGTTTACACTACGCAAACCGGTATGTGTTAACAGCGGTCTAGCAATTGTGCTTTTGCCTGCACCCATTGGGCCAAATAATAATATACATTTGAAAATGTGAGGATCATTAACACCTTCGTCTATTTTGCCTTTTACCACACTTTGCTGTCCGTGCTTTTTGAGATCGTTGTCAAACTGTTTATTGGTAGCTTTATTAATGCCTTTGAAACGCTTGTCGCCGCGAGCATAGTCACCTTCTGCATCTGCTTTTTTGGCATCAGCTCCAGCGGCTTTTTTATACTTGCCTAATAATTCAGTAGATAATTCTTTTAAATTGCTTTCTGCTAATTCTTGCGCAGGCCCTTTTGTTTTGTTTTGTTTCATAGCGGCTTTCTCTGCTTTTTGTTGTTCTTTTTCAGCTTTTTGCTTTTCTCTTTCAGCCTTTTGCTTTTCTTTATCCATTTCAGCTTGCATATAAGGCATCATGTAATGTCTTACTAAATTGAAATAAGGATGACCTGCTACTTCTGTATTAACAGATACTCCTGAATATGTTTCAAAGTCTTGTGGATTATTATCTTTGATTGCTTGTCTAACCTTGCTTGCTTCGCTTTTTCTTTCTGCTTCAGACCAAACGATATCGTTAAATTTATAAAATCCATGAGGTCCTTCTAGCCCGTTTTGTTTTTGTAACGCAGGCACAAATATTTTTGCATCATTTGCATCTGTAACGATGTGCAATGTAACAGCACCGTGTTGCTTGTAAACCATTGATGCTAGAGTAAACCAACTTTGTTCCGCCACTAAATGATCCTCTAACTCGGGCATGAACGTTTTCATAGCTTCCATTTTAATGTCAAATGGAAGAGGATCTTTAGGACCTTGTGTACTTTGATTTGTACCCACGTACCATATAGGAAAACCAGCCGCAATGTCCCACGCGGCTTTGTGGCCAAAGTGCGGAGGATTAAATCTTCCAAATATAATGGCCGCTTGATCTTGTTCAGATTCTGTTAAGTGATATGTTTTCAATTTTTCCACCCTGGTGCAACGATTTTCATATTACCGTGTTTGTGACCATCTTGTGCGTAACGAACATACCCTTCGCTATTAGTTGCCCACACATCAGCAGTATGGGTGTTGTTTGCAATTTCGTATATTTCGTGTTTGATATCACGAATAACTTTCATAGCATGGAATACTTCGTCCAAAGCACCAGTCTGTTGTTCCAGTTGATATATCACCTGTTGCTTAGGCAAAGATACACGTGGCTTACCGTTGGCTTGTGCTTCAGCCATCCAATCAAAAAATACTTTTGCATTTATTGAATCAAATGTTCCGCCTGCATTTTTTTGATTTAGGAACGGATAAAAAATACCATTCTTATCTGTATGTGAAACGCTTCCAACAAATGTATCAATTTTATTACTATTCTTTTCTAACCAGCTTTGTGTTTCACCTAGTTCTGCATTTGCACTAGTAAGACTGCTGGATTTTGATTTGTCAATATTAGGAGCAGTATCGTTGTAAATAGGGTTTAACACAATCAATTTAGGTGTGTCGTTAAACTCACTAAAATCATCTTTGGGTTTTTGTTCAGCATCTGGTGCACCAAATGTATCAAATGTGCCATGCGCGGCTATCATAAGGTTTGCACCTGCTATACGTTTACCCAGTTCGCTGTCTTTACTAACATGATATTCAGTTGCACTATGCGGGTTAGGATGCATATTGTATGTACCACTTTTGTCCATCTTGGGTTTAGTAGCAGGCATAAAGATTGCATCAGCATATACAAACCCCACAAAGTCTTTAGGAGTAGCCGCATCAAACGTAGGATACAAATTTGCAAATTCTTCTGCAAAGCGTTGACGTTCGGGAGTTATTTCTTGCCCTTTTGCACCTTCACCGCTTTTGTTAAGAATAAAATTCTTAACAGCTTCGGGACTAGTAAAGTCGTCCATTGTTGTACCAGTGTTACGTCCGCCCTTGCCCCAACCGTTGTGTCCTGCCAATATTAACGGACCGCCAGAAACTTCTCTGCCCCAATAAATTTGAGGATTGCCGTCCCATTTAAATCTTAATTGGTGAGGTTCGGCACTGATTTCGTCAAAATGTTGTAATGCTTCTAGTATACCGCTCACACCGTAGAAGATTACAAAATGTTCTGGGTGGTTAAATGCTCTCCCAAGCATAGGCGGGATTTTAGGCTTTGCATCTTCGCGGATGAATAATTCTCTAAGTAACACTTATTTTCTCTTGTAATGACCGTCTTTGATCTTTTCACACTCATCTTCGTGTATATGCTTACATACTTCGTCTAACAGTTCCTGATCTATATCGTCTGGAAGTTCGCGTATTTGAAATTCGTTACAGTATGAGTTATATGCTTGTTCCACAGCATTTTTAAATAATGCAGGATTGGTCTGCTTACCTGATTCTAGCATATCACTGCAATCCATAATTGCTGGGTAGGTATGGCGGCGATATGCACTATCGTTGTGAGTCATATAGAATAACAAGTCATCCTTAAGATCGAAATCTAATCCGTGTTTGTTACCATTTTTCTCTAATTCTAAATCGATGCTTTCGCAGAGTTCATTTATACGCATATATTGGCCCGTTTATCAAAAAAATACCCTAACTGGTGCAGTTAGAGTATTTATCGTAATACACAAAATGACTTTTATACTTCAGGCTGGTGTATAATACGCTGTACTTTGCTTATAGTACCGCCTAAATGCATCTTAGTCATGAGTAAGTTGTTGTCGCCTGTGACATAGAAGTGCGTACCACCCCAACTTCTGCCACGGTTTAAATCTCGTGTACAGCTCTTAGTCAGCTTGATTTTAGCATTATTTTCAGCCCATTCGACAAAACTGCTGTATTCCTGCTTGGTCGCACCCATGGTAATACGATATTCAAAGTTCATCTTATTCATGATGATAGTATCGCTAGTTAACACACCATTCGCAGACGGCTTACTAATAAACTTAATAGTATCGGTATATTTCTTTTCAAATAACTTAACTGACTTGATATCGTTAGTGTAAATGTTAATAATGGGTTGTTCCACACGCAAATCATAATCTGTAATCTTTTTAAAATCACTGCATAATGATCTCACATATTCTAAATCTTCTGTGGATTTGATTCGACTGGCCCAATAGGAAAAATGTTCAGGGTACTTGACATCAATTTTTGCCAACTCCATAATGGCATTGTCAATATCGCCTCCCCTGAACAAGGTAGCACTGGAACATATCAGTGCAATTTTGTACTGGTATTTTCCTAAAAATAAACTACGGGTCTCTTTATACTTCATTCTGTGTTATAGTAACTGTTTCAGCATCGCTTACTACTAATGGTAGTTTTGGAGTTTTAACTTTAGCAGTAAGCAAGATTTTACCTTCCTCAACACTGATATGTAGCCAGCCGCCGTTTTTAAGTTCTCCAAACAACATCATCTTAGCAAGGTCACGTTTGATTTCCTTATCAATAGTACGTTGCAGTGGACGAGCACCCATCTTGCTGTCAAAGCCTTTTTCAATTAGCCAATCAACTGCTTCGTTATTGATTTTAATACGGATACCCTTTTCTTTGACTTGATCACGCATCTCGTCAATGAACTTGTTAACGATCTTGACCATAACTGGCTTGCCAAGTTTCTTGAATGCAATAATACCGTCTAAACGATTACGGAACTCTGGTGTTAAGAACTTCTTCAAGTCTACATCGCTGTAGTCTTTTTCCTGTGCGCCAAAACCAATGGCATTCTTTTCAGCACTTTGAGCACCAGCGTTTGTTGTCAAAATAAGAATAAGTTGACGACAGTCTGCTTGCTTACCATTTGATCCAGTAATAAAACCATTATCCATTATTTGTAGCAATACTGTGGCTACATCCGGATGTGACTTTTCAATTTCATCAAACAACAATACAGCATTGGGACTTTCTTGAATCTGCGTAATCAACAATCCTGAATTTTCTTCAAAGCCAACATAACCTGGAGGGCTACCAATTAGCTTGCTGATACTGTGTTTTTCCTGATACTCACTCATGTCAAAACGCAACAACTTAGTGCCTAGGTGTTTAGCCAGACTCTTGGCTGTTTCAGTTTTACCTGTGCCAGTCGGGCCCATGAACACAAATGATCCAACAGGTTTGTTTTCTGATTTAAGTCCTGCCTGTGCAACTATAATCTTATCAACAATTTCTTGTAGTGCAGTGTCTTGTCCGTACACTTCTTTTGCAAGATGTCCTTGTAAATTAACAAGTCCTTCGCTTTCTTGTTCAGCCACAACTTCTTCCGGAATTTGAACCATCTTGGCAAGTTCAAAACGTATGCCTTCGGAATTGACCACCCGTTCGCTGTCCGGCATTTTTAAATTAAAACGTGAGCAAGCTACATCAATCAAGTCAATGGCTTTGTCCGGCAATTTTTTGTCTGCTTGATATTTCACACTCAGCTTGATTGCTTCTTGTAAAGCGTCATCTTTAATTTTAACTTTGTGATGCTCTTCGTAATATTTCTTAATACCTTTGAGAATTTGCATTGTGACTTCCACAGTGGGCTCGTCCACAGTGATGCGTTGAAATCTGCGCATCAACGCACGATCCTTTTCAAAGTGCTTGCGATATTCTTCCCATGTAGTTGAAGCAATAACTTTAATAGTGCCTTTGCTCAGTGCTGGCTTCATCATGTTGCTCAAATCGTTAGCACTGTTGCTTGCTGACCCGGCACCACTGATCATGTGCGCTTCGTCAATAAACAAAATTGTCTTGCCTTTTTTAGCTAAACCCTTGAGTACTAATTTAAAACGTTCTTCAAAGTCTCCGCGATATTTACTACCGGCTAACATTGCACTGATATCCAAATTGAACACTTGATATTCTTTTAAGAAGTCTGGAACTGCACCCTTGACAATGTTAAAAGCAAGCCCTTCTGCAATAGCAGTCTTACCCACACCAGGATCGCCCACAAGGATCACGTTGTTTTTACTGCGTCGACCCATGCTCAACGCAATGTTTTCTAATTCGTCCACGCGGCCAATTACTGGATCAATCTTACCTTTCTTGACCAGTTCGTTAAGATTAGTTGTAAAGGCTTTAAGGGCTTTATTGCCTTGTACATCACTTTGATCCATCTCTTCTTCTTCGCCGCCTTCTAAGTTGTTGTTAATATAGTCAGCAAATTTGTCTTTGTCAATTTCTGCTTGTTGAATGTAAAAGTGTGCCCACGAGCGTTTTTCGCTCATCATGGCAAGGAATACGTCTGTACTTTCGATGCGTTGACGTCCGTTGAATAACACTTGTGTAAATGCTTTGTTAAGTACACGTTCAACTACTTGTGTTTTCTTGGGCTTGGCAACTGGGCCAGCCGCAGTAATTTCATCGCATTTATTTTTTAAGTAATGCTCGAGATTCTTTTTAATATATTCCGGATCACTTCCGTATCCTTGAATAGCATTTGAAAATCCTTCTTCACACAGCATAGCAAACAAAAGATGTTCGATTGTTAAATATTCGTGATTAAGATTCTTAGCTGTGTCAATAGCCTTTTCAAATACTGCTTGTAGATTGTCGCTTGGTTCAACCATTTAGTTTCCTTTGTTTTTTCCGTGCCATTTGTAATTTAAGATTGCTTACATATTCAGTAAACGTAACACCATTTAAATGGTCTAATTCATGCTGGAAGCATCTAGCATCCAGGCCTTCAAGTTCTATTATACATGGTTTACCAGCATTGTCAAGATAGCTGGCAGTAATTTTATTGTGTCGTGCAACTTTAAGCCAGAGATTTGGAAAGCTCAAACAACCTTCCGCACCTTCTGCCTTATCGTTATCGCCAAACATGATCCACGGATTAAAACATCCAAATTCACGACCGTCTGTAGTGCGCATAACAAATATTCTGCGTAACAAGCCAATTTGATTGCCTGCTAGACCAATAGCATTATTAGCTCGCATTAGTTCTAACATTTCACGTTCTACCACAGCCGCATTGACATGGTTTTCAAAATCCCAGTTCTCTGCTGGTTGTTTAAGAATTGGATCATCCTCTTTGTGCAATTTCAACATCTAGTTGCCTCAATCTTTCTATTAATACAGGATCTGTAACTGGTTTAGATCTAATTTTAACCACCGCTACAAATCTTCCTTTGGTACGGCGTTGTACATTATTAAATCCTTGGCCGGTACTGGCAAACTCAACGCCAGTATCAACTCCTGGACGAATATCGATATCGATATGTTGGCCGCTGATAGTTCTAACGCTTTTTCTGCAACCAATCAGTGACTCAATAGGAGTAAGTTCAACAACTGTATACAAGTCATCGTTGCGACGTTCAAAATTAGGATCGCTCATCACAATAATAGTTACATTGAGATCTCCGCGCTGTATACCCTGTACACTGTCGTCACCCAACCCGTTGTATCTAATAGTTTCGCCATGGCTTATACCAGCAGGAACATTGATTACTACGGTCTGTGTTCGACCACTGGGCAATTGAAACTGCGCTTCCAACTGTTTGCCAAGATAACTGTCAAGTAATGTAATTTGACATTGTATGTTCAAATCTCTATTTCTTCGAACTTGTTGTCTGTGCATTTGCCCAAATATATCTCCAAACGGACTAGCACCCCCAAATATATCTCCAAAAGGATTATTTCCGGTATGGAAATGAAATTGCTGACCTTGTGGGGCTCGCCGTTGTTGGTCGTACTCAGCCCGTTTCTGTGGGTCGCTTAATGTGTCGTTTGCAACACTAATATTTTTGAACATTGCTTGGTCACCACCTTTGTCGGGATGATGTTTATTGGCCAAGCTTCGGTATGCTCGCTTAATTTCTTCTGGACTAGCACCTTCGCTAATCCCTAGGGTTTGGTAATAATCAGTCATAGTCGTAATAACAGGTCTCGGTTAATAATAGTAATTATACTATCTTAAAGGAGACCTGTCAAGTTTTTGATTACTTCTTCTTGGCAGGTTCTGGAACTTTTTCGCCTTCTACTTTCTTGTGTACTTTGATTTTTTTACAATCTTGAGCTTGCTTTCCAGTCTTTTTATCATTTACTGGCTTGCCTGCTTTGTCCACTTTTGGTGTGCAAACTTCTTTCATTTCGCCGCCGGCGTATGCTGTGCCAACTAATGCCAAACTTGCTACTAATGCTAAAATTAATTTCATATTATACTCCTTTTTTAGCTAACATGGCTTGAATTTTTTCTTGAATAATCTTTGCCCAAAATGGCTGTGGAAAATTCCAACCTACAAATGCTCCTACTGCTACCCATAATAATGTATCTAACATATCTTGCTCCTATTAAATTGCTGGCTGATCAGCATCCGGTACAATCTTCTTACCGCTTGCTGTTGTTACTGGGGTTGTGCCCCAACTTGGTGCTGGCGCAAAACTTGTACTTGTTGGAGCAACAAACGGTGTGTTACCAAAACTAGGAGCAGGCGCTACTGGTGCAGGACTAAATGTTGGCGCAGGTGTTGGAGTTTGTGCTCCGCCATTGTTTGCTCCTGCCATTTTTTCTTGTGTACGACCAAATGCCGCAATACCTAATACTGCGCCCATTGCAATGTGGAATAAGCCAGCACCTTGCAATGTTAATGGATTCCATTGGCTTGTGACTTGCCCGCCGTTTAACGACTGTAACAAACTCCATAACACTGGGAATATAACCATGTCCATAGTACAGACCAGCATATACATCCAACCCATCATTGGACGCCATTTAGAATTCATCCAATCTTCTTTTTTTGATTCGCTCGCGCTTTTAACTTCTTCTGACATAGTTCGCTCCTTTGTCTTTATAATATATTTAGTACATACTTGCTACATTAACTAGTGCCTCTAAAGCCGCATTGACTGCTATTTTTATTTGTAAATCGTGTGCTGATTCGTTGATATTCTTTTCGTGGGCTAAATCCTGTAACATTTCCATAAATTCGCCCTTGCTAATTTCTCTAGCTTCTAAGGATTTTTTTAATTCGTTAGCTCTTACTGCTAAATCTTGTAAACTTGGGTCGCCGGTGTTAAACAAGGCTTCTAATTGTTGTTCCACGCTCATCTTGGTTTCTTCCCTATAACGTTTTGGATAGTAACAGCATTACGCTCAATACTGCTAAATTTTGTAGTACAGTACATCATGCTGACTGGTTCAGTGCCCTTGTAACGATCACTCAGCCCTTTAACAATTTCTGCTAGCTCTGCGCTCATTTTAGTGGCTTCTTCGTTGCGTGGAATACTTTGAGTGTAATTTTTTAACTCCACAGTGGTACGCCATATGCTATCTACTTCTTCAACTACTTCGGGTTTACCACACTTGGCCGCACCTAAATTTGCTTGGGTACGCACACGATTAATCAGCATGTATTCGTTGTTGTCAAATCTGGCCATTAAATATGCATCAATTAATGCACAACCCGATAAGCCCCATACTGCTAAAATTATTAATAATTTTTTCATTTGATGCTCTCAAATATTTTCTTTTGGCTATTGTACCACTGCGTCCATGCATCTATTTTAATTTTACATTCTTGGTACTGTCCGTAGTTTTCACTAACGCTACTAACAACTTCACTTAGTTTAGTAGTGCCTTCGGGAATAGTTTTTAAGTCTGGGCAAGCTGTTTTTAACTCTTCAGGAACTTGTGGAAAATTCATAGTAACTGGAACGCTAGTAGCACACCCTGTTATCAAAAATGCCAGTATGATAAAAATTACAAGAAAGAATAATTTAATCAAGTTCATTTCTTACCTCCCGCGGCTTGATTTAAAATACTAATGGCTTCTGCATCAACTTTGCACTCTGCATCCATTTTAGCGGCTTCTTTAACTATGCGTTCTTGTACAACAACTTGTATTTCTTTAACAGTTTTTATTTTGTCTCTGTACTGTGTTTGTATAACAGTATTAATTTCTTTGGATTTAGCTTCAGCCGCAACTACTTTTGCTTCTGCTTCTGCTACTTTGGCACGCCATGCTAGTTCAGTGTCGTACCCACCACGCAACCATACACCCAGCACAAGAACAACAATGCCGATAGGTTTTAATATTCCAGCATATCTTCCGTATACTGGAATCCATTTGCCCAACCACCCGGCTACAACACCAGTCAATCCCACAGCAATGATGCCCCAGTAGACCCAGTTCAATATTGCATCTGGTATGATGCTAAACATCCACTGAAATTGTTCCATGGGTTAACCCTCTAATACATGCAGTGCGTGGTCATAATGTTTAATGCGATCTTCAAGACCAATAGTGCCACCGTTAATACGTTTGGTCATTGTTAGTATGTCACCTGAGTCTGCCCACTGATTTAAATTATTTGCTTCCCAGAACCAAGCCGCTGATTGTACACAACCTTCAAATGTTGTCAAATGTTCGCTGGCTTCTTCCACACTAATTTCTAAACTTTGGGCGTAACGTGTGTAGTTGTCTTTACCAGTTAACTGAATAAGACCTTTACCTGCATATTTCCAACCATCACCTGACTCTTCTGGACCGTTGCCCATGCGATTACCATATGCTCGATTGGCTATGCGTTCTGGTTGTTTTTCATAAGACTTGGCCACTGCCAAGTCTGGAAAATATCTCGGCCATACTTTGCAAAGACTTTCTGCTTTGTAATTTAAGTTTTCTTTGATTGCACGATAGTTACCGCTTTCGTGTGCGGTTTGAGCCAAGAATGCCGCAACACGTGGTACAGTGTCAATATCATAATCGGGAAGTATTTGACATAGAGATTCGTACCAATCATCAAGGTAAGGGTTGTTACCAATGATAGCTTTGAATTTATCTTTTGTAAAATTAAATTTAAAATCCGCCATTTGCTTTCTCCAGTATTAAGGCATAACCGTCTTTTTCTAATATAAACTTTGAACCTATTTTGTTTATATTATAGTTGCCAATGTATTTTGTTAGATAGATAGTTTCAGCCATGCCGTTACCTTCTAATATGATTGGGCCTTTTGTTTGTTCATGCATTTCTTGCTTGGATCCAAAATCAACAATTTTTAATGTAATGGGATCTTTGTGAATACGTTTTAATCTAATAGTTTCGCTGAGTAATTGTACATTGTCTACATAGCTACTACTAAAAAAATTACTAAAATTATTTAATCCTTCTGTTTGGATAGACACATCATATGCATCACCATCCATTGGAATTTTAGCAGTTAATTTTTCTAATGTGGCATCTTGGCTTTTAAATTCTTTATGATATCGAAATTTAAAATCTTCTATGTCTGTCAATTTACTAATACCATCTAGCATTTCTATAATTTGCTCTGGTACATGCCTACTGCGTTCCAACTCAACAAACACTCGAAAATTTCCATCATCAAGTTCGCCTTTGGTTGCTTCGGAATCCAATACAAATTCATAACCCATCTCAATAAAATTTTCTAAATCTTTTGCAGGATCATGAGAAAAAACTGTAAATGTCAATACAACAGTATCTCTATCGTCTCCAACCTTACTTCTGTAATTATCAATTTCGAAAATATTGTCTACGAGATTTCTAAGATCTTTTGCTTTGAGTGATTCGTTAATATTCATATTATGCCGCCATCGGTGCGCCACCCGGCGGTGGTGTGATTGGTGCTCCGCCTAGAGGCATACCACCTGGCATTGGAGGGCTAATTGGAGCGGTATTTAATTGACTGGCCGCATTGGTATCCAGTGGAGTTGGCGGTTGAGTTTTCAATCCATCATCGCCTAGTTCTTCGCGCATTCTGTTCATGTAACCTTTGTAAATATCAACTACCAGTTTCTTTGGCATGGTAACTTCCACGACCCAAATAGGTTTACGATCCATGAATCCTTTTTTGGTACCTGGACGAATGTCACCAGGATTTTTAATAGGACGAGCTTCCATCAAGTGTGTTTTCTGATAGCTGATTTTACAGCCAATTTCTTGTAATCGTTTAGCGGCCATGGGATCTGGCATCTTATCACGTGGCCACATAAAGCTAGCAGTGATCCAATGACGCTCCACTTTGGGACCAAATGCCAATTCACCATCACTCCAGTTTTTATATACGTACATATCCATTTCGTCCAGTACTCGCTCAAAGTCTTTAAGCGCGGCCAAACTACTATTATTTTCGTATAGTTCTTGTATGTTTGTAATAATGTCTATAATATCATGCATGATTTGTCCCTAGAAGCTTCTACACTTATTTAGCTGGTTCGAAATCATAACGTATCAGTTTATTATTCTGTGTATTCTGTAAATACTATGTAGGACGAACGGTAGTTATCGGGCGGTCACTACAGTCGTTCTACATTCCCCAATGTAGGAGACATTAAACAATGAGTAAACAAAGAGTGAAAAAACGTTTTCAATCAGAAGTTAACGTGTTAGATTTTCAACCATATCTTCCGCAGAAAAAGCAGAGAGTAAGTCTGTATGCGAGAAGTCCCAACCAGCAAACATACCTCCAAAAGTTACAAGATGAAACCAAAAGTATTGTCTTGGCTATTGGCCCAGCAGGCACGGGTAAAACTATGCTAGCCGTGCAAAATGGTATCAAGCAGTTTCAAGAAGGTTTAGTTGATAAAATCATTGTTACAAGACCCGCCGTTAGTGTGGACGAAGATTTAGGATTTTTACCAGGAACGCTTAATGAAAAAATGGCACCTTGGACAAGACCTATATTTGACGTCCTAGGAGAGTATTATCAAACCAAAGACATCGCTAAGATGTTAGAAGAAGGAGTGATAGAAATAAGTCCACTGGCATACATGCGTGGACGCACATTCAAGAATGCCTATATTATTGCAGATGAAATGCAAAATGCGACAACTAATCAAATGAAAATGCTACTGACCCGATTGGGAGAAGGGTCTAAGATGGTAGTGACAGGAGATTTGGCGCAAGCAGATCGTGTCAATGATAATGGTTTAGTGAACTTTTGCGGCCTGTTGACCAGCAAAACACTAAAACATATTGACATCGTGCAATTTGATCACAAAGATATTGAACGTCACAATGCAGTCAAGGAGGTGTTATCGCTGTACGGTGATTAAATCAACGTCAAAAGGATAGGGGCGTTGTTGCCCCTATTTTTATATCTGCGTTACTTGAATACCCGACTTTTTAAGAAACGTGACACCACTAGTATCCCTATAAGAGTTCCTATATAGAACACTGCCAATGCCACTTTGGTATATAAGTTTGGCACAGTCCAAACATGGAGCATGGGTAATAAACATAGTAGCACCCATACCAGATTCGTTAGACTTAGCAAGTTTAGCAATGGCATTAGTTTCAGCATGAAGTACCTCTGGTTTAGTTTTTAATCTAATTTCAACAACATTTTCATCAACGTCTAGCACATGTCCAACTTCATCTTCGCAGTTGTTGTCCCAACCTGCCGGCATACCGTTGTAGCCGATAGATATTATTCTATCATCCTTAACCACAATAGCACCTACATGAAGTCTACGTGCCGAGCTTAATTCAGCAAAGCGTTCGGCCACATCCATATAGGCATCTATGAACTTGTCTTTCATATATTAGTAAGTCTAACAAGAACCGATGCAAGATTAATTTCAGGATCCATCACAAGTGTATGGTCAACCATGCCTTGTTTGATAATGTGAATAGCCTTGAACTGACTTGCTTCTTCACCGAATATTTCAATGTTATCGTACAGCCATCGATAAATTTCACCCATGTCTTCTGGTCTAGCTTTGCTACACAACATCTTACGTGCTTCGCTAATCTTACCTGCTTTGAACAATGCAACCATTTCAAACCTGTAATCCAAACTGCCTGCATCTTCTTTGTGCGGAGCGTGTAACGCACCCTCGCTGGTATTTTGCTGTAGCATATTAATGCATTTACGCAAATCTGGATAGGTCGCACTGACATATAAATCTAGGGTTTCTAGATCAAACTCGATGTTTTCTTCTACTAGAATTGTTGCCGAACGAGCTGTAAATTCTGTTTGATCCAACTTGGTAAAGTGAAACTGCTGACAACGACTGTGCAATGCTGGCACAACCATGTTGGGATTATTACAAGTAAGAATAAAACGGGCAAAGCTACTGTACTCTTCAACAATGCCTTTTAAGCTATCCTGTGCTTGCGGACTCAACCGATCTGCTTCGTCCAGCAATACTACCTTAAATGGGCCCCAGGCAATGCTACTGATAAACGGAACAATCTTGTTACGAATAAAATCAATACCAGTTTCGCGACTTGCATTGACTTCTAGCACATCAGCTTCTTCAATGCCTATTTCATTAACCAGCATCTTGGCCATTGTTGTTTTGCCAATACCAGGCGGCCCGCTCAGTAGCAAGTGGGGAATTGATTTGTCTTTGATCCAACTTTCCACCTGACGTTTCTGTCCACCATCACGCCAGACATATCCGTCAATAGTGCTGGGACGATATTTTTCCACCCATAATTCAATCATTGTATCACTGGCCTTTCAAATGTTTTAACTCTGTCTCTACTTGCTGAAATATTGTCAACAATCTGATTATATTCTTTTTCACTTAATGAACTTTTGTAAATGGTAAGAGATTGTGCCATCATAATTCCCGCAACTTCCATAGCACCATACTCACCACACAGTGTATCCACAAATGCTAAATTTTTAGAATATAATTCTTGTAATTGATCATCAGCAATCATACTAATTCCTCTGCAATTCCTAGTAACTCTGCAACAATTAACAATGCCCCGGCAACTACAAAATCACCAAAACATAATGCTAAACCTGCTAAAATGCGAAATCCACTTTTAATCATACTAACGCTAGTATGTGTAAAAATTTTGTTAGTTACTGTAGTTTTTCCTGCGTCTAAAACACTTTTTGCCTTTTTAATATCTTCTACTGCTTCGCCATGTGTACTCATAATGTTCTCCAATAATGTTTATTGTACAGGTGAAAACAGGGCTAGTCAATAGCCCTGTTGCTCGAAATAATAAAATTAATTTTCGAAAGATTTATTCACAAACGTGGATGGATCAACAGTGGCATGAGTAACTGACTCGTGTACACCGTGAATAATTTCGCTTGGTTTATCATCGGCAACCGCCAAAATAGCTTTGATATCAGCACGACGAATAATAGTTTGAGTACCATCTTCATGCTCGATGGTAATACCGCGAGACCAACGGCCATGTTCAAGTAAAATCCATTCACCTACTTTTACATCTTTTTGTTCAGCGCCAACGGCCCAAACTTTGCCCCAACGATTCTTAACGCCCTCGCTTTTGCCATCGTCACTGAGAATAACAATTCCACCTTTGGATTTTTGCTCTCCGAAATCCATATCTGAAATAAGGACATTGTCACGTACAGGTATAAGTTTTCCTTTTACTACACTCATACGCCGCCTGTGGTATCATTTGCTTGTTGTTTCTCTGCTAGCAATTCTTCTCTAGTTTGAACAATTTTGCCACCGGGGCCTAATTTGTCACCTCGAGCATTAACACGCATATTGCCCACAGCAATAGTCATTTCGTTTTGGTTAATTAGTTTACCCATATCAATTTCTTTACCTTGCATTGTACGATAAACTTTTTTTGGTTGTTCTTTCATTGCCATATTAATCTCCTGGATTATGATATTACTTATCTCAAGAATTCCTGCCAGTCTAAATTATATTTTATACTGTCAATTCTATGTACGCCTATTAAAAATAGCACGTAACTAGCCACACTACTGCCCCGACCAACACCCCAAACGGTATTATTAGCTTGGCAAGTGTCTACAAAGTATTTTAACCACCGTAATAAATCTATCATATTGCGTTCTTTAAACGCGGCCAGTTCCTCAGTTACTCTAGAGTGTTGAGGATCCCACGGTGGTGTTTGTTTCCATATCCATGCTTCGATGTCCAGTGTTTTGTATTCATTGGGCATAAACCAATTGCTTTGGCAAGCTGAATCATAATCACTTACCTCAAAGTGAGTTTCGTAAGGTTCAAGAAATTTGAAACCAAGTTCAGTTTCTAATTGTTTGATAGACTCTGTTCGTTCAACAAGCATGGTGTCGTTGACATTGAATTGATGGCTTTGATACAAGGCATCAAATAGGTCTTGTTCTGAAAATATAGGATTGGAATACTTGTCTAGGCGCATAGCCTATAGTTTAACTGAGTTTAATTAAACTGTCAAGGTTTTTATCTTTCATTTGTTCTTCGATTATTCGGCGATTTCGATCACTGAGTTCGATACGTAACTCGTCTAAGATATTGGCAATTTGTCTTTGAATATCTGGATTGCGTGTCATAAAATACTTTTTGGTAAGATCATTTATCTTATTGTGTATTTCTTGATCCTTCAATCCAGACAGTTCATTAACTAATGGATGCATTAGTTATATTCGCCAATATATCGCATGTACACGTTTGCGCCAGCATCACGTGTCCAGGCTTCGATAACTTTTGGGTTATCACCGGTCAATGCGGTAATTGCAGTTGTCACCGATGTATTCGATCCACCACCAGTTGGATTAAATGAAACACTTGGAGGACTGGTGTAACCGTCACCGTAGTTAGTAACAACTATTCCGCCAACTCCGAATCCCATTATCACTCGGGCGCCAAAACCAATACCAACAATTGGACTAGTAGAATAAGATGTTGTGCCCAATGGCAATGGCAGGGTTCCGCCTGAGCTGACAATCAGGCCACCGATCGGGCCTGTCAATGTACCGTCACTGTAAGTAACTGTTACACCGGTAGCAGTTGCCTGTGCTGTTGCACTCATAGTAATTGTGCCGCCTGACTCACTGAATGAGTTTACTGTAGTCCCAACTGGAATACCTGCACCAGTAAGAGCTACACCAGCCGCAATGTTTCTAAAATCCGTTACGTTTGTCAAGTTGGCCTGCCCGTTAGTGGTATTAGCAAGTAATGTTAGATTCAATGCGCTGACTTGTAAAATAATTCCAGAATTTGCATTGATGATAATTTGATCGTTTAGTTTATAACTGTTACCAGAGTAACCGCCAACAATTGTGGCACTTACGCAAGTATAAGTAGCTGTTCCGGTTGCTTGTGTACCGTTTGTTTGCAAACCACCACCGCTGAATACCACAGTTGCCGCACTGGTATAACCTGAACCGGGACTGCCAACCACTGCGGTAGCTAAACTTTCTCCACCAACTGTGATGCCTCTGGTGCTTGAACTATTTGGTAATGTTGGGAACGCCGTGTCATAACGTAGTGTACCTGCATTTTCTGTTGAAAAACTGGGAATACGAACAGCAGTTTGGTCGCTATAAAGCATCATACGCACAGCCGCATATTTGCCAGTGGTTGGCCAATTTTTAAATGTAAGTGTAGCGTTGGTAGCAAGTGTTACACTTTGCAATGGGCCATTGGTTAAACTAATATCAGTGTTGGTAACAATGGTACCTAAATCCAATGCCACGCCATAAAATGTTTTAATAACAGCATTTGATAACGTGTTCTGTCCAAAATCGTTAGCGGAATTTTTGAATGCCGCATTGTTTTGTAACGCAGTAATTTCTGTACTGGCTTGTCCTAAGCCAGTCTTAATTGTACCAAAGTTATCTCTAAAACCTTGGCTGTTGTTGTCCTGCCCTGCAACAGGGTATGTGGCATCTACTGAGCCAAAGTTGATTAAACTTGCGGTTGGGTTTGACATACTTTCATCCTATATATTTACTGTGTATTTATCGTTCGTTACACTATGCTACTGTGATTTTTAAACACTAGATATTTATCGTTAGAATATCCAGTGACTGAATCTATGATATAGCGATCTGCGGTATAATCCAGCAATTTGAAGTCAAAACCGCTATATTTGATATTAATAATAATATCATCTGCTTTTCCTGGCAAACAATAGCACAGGGGCACAGCAAGTTTAAACCCCAACTGCAACTTTTCACCAGGCTGTATACTGCGCATCCATAAGGGCAAGTAGTTTCTTTCAGTAGTTCCAGTGTCTGCCAAATTATTTCGCCAGTTGGATATGCTGTTAATATAGTGTTTTTTTGGCGCAGTATCTGAAATATTGTATGCTGTGCTGTCTATAGTTATGTTATTGATTGGACGATCCAGCCAACTTTCTGCTAATTCCATAGCTGTTATTCCAGCAGGATCCACTGGACTTGCCCAAATCTCGTTGCTTATATCTCCAGTCAATTTATACTGATCTCGTGCATTGTTAGTAATTGTTTGGCCAGGAGCGATACCATTAATTTCTAAAGGATCTATCATTTCAATATAAACAATTTCGTATGTTATTGCGCTGTCTTTAATAGCAACTGCTTTTTTAATGGATCCAAATTGAAAACGTTTACGTTTGTTATTCAGTCCCATTGCACCCAAAAATTTAGCGGCCTCGCTAGTTTCTATTCCAGAATAGATTAACATTCCTAAATCTCTTTTGACTCCAAAATTTGAATCTCCCGGACGGAAAATACTTGTGCTGGTGAATATATCAGTGTCTGTGATAAACTGCTTAAACACAGTTCTTTGCGGAATACTTAATAAAGGCTGAGTTCGAATATTACTGTATAATTTTTGATTTGGTGTAGTAACTTTAATAAAAAATTCTTTTGTACTGTCTGCAAATCCATACTGATCTTTAACCAACACAGTAAACTTATATGATCTGTCAAAAGTAGTTGTGCCGCTGTCTATGCTAAACAAACTATTTTGTGAATCAAACAATATTAATCCACGTACACCAATGATATCATATTGATGGCCCTTGTCAATTGTTGTAAACCTGTTGTCCAAGGTTAATGCGTCGTTGTCTATAGAAATTTCTCTACTGATGTTTGCAACACCAAATTGATTAACTTTGCCAGTGATTTCGCCATCGCTGGATAATATCAAACCTGGAGGTAAACTTCCAGAACTAATGGTATAAATTAAATTTGAATTTAAACTTGAACTGGCTGATACTGAAAGATCCGATACAAAATTAGCAGATATTTCTCCAAGATTGTACGGACTGTTCCAAGTGATATTATTATCAATCTCTCCAATCACACGTATTGTAAATGTTCTACTTGTTACTGCGGGCTGTACATCTTCTCCGGTACGGGATGCAGTAACAGTAAACGTATAAGATTTAGCAATGGATGTTTGGAATGGAATACGTCCTGCAATATACACAGTGGAGTCAACGGGGTTGAATGTTAAACCCGGAGGCAAATTGTTTACATTGTTTATTGTAAAGACGATAGGAAAACTATCAACAATTTCTAAACATTCAAGAGCAAACATAACGTAATTATCTGCTCTACAAACGCCAAGATTGCTGTTAGTTAACCAAATGGGTTCTTGTAAGAATGTGACGTCTGCGGTAAACAGTTCTGAATCGTCTGTAATTTGTGTATAGTCAGCATGAAAGCTGTCTTCACCTATTACAAAAATTGCAAATTTTCGTTTGACAATAACACTGCCAGTCGAAACGCTTACTAAAAATTCATAAGTTTGATTTAAATTTCTAGGAGTTCTTGTGGGAGTGCTGTAATCAAAATCAGTTGTGTCAAAAATATAGCTGTCATATCCGCTGGTACTTCTTAAACCAAAGTCAAAATATGATGTGTCATAAAAGCTGTTATCATAAGTGCCGTCTCCAGATGTTCTAACATCCACATTGGCCACAGTTTCGACCAAGCCAGTAAGTTTGCCATTGGGCAATAGTGTTACGCCCGGCGGCAACTTTCCGTCTCCTGAAGATATAAAATAAGTTAAGGCTTCTCCATCTGGATCAAATGCACTCAATTGATAATCAATTACTGATTTTCCTACAGCGAATTTTTGACCGTATCGCCCAACTGGCAACAAGCCTGCTGGAGTAACTATAGTGGGAAGTTGTCCGCCATTGACTATTATATTAAATGTTCTGTCGGAAATATCAGTACCCAACTGCGCACGTACACAAAATATAAATGTAGTAGTTCTAGCAACATTATAAGGATTGCCTGCAATAAACGCCCCGTTGACTTTTAAACCTTCTGGTAATTTTCCTGAAATCAGTCTAAAGGTAATACCAGTTAAATTTCCTGTAGTTGGCAGAGGTATATTTACAACCACACGTTCTTGGAATGTTCCTGTGTCAAATGTAGTGGTTCGGCCGTCGAAGGATGTTCTTGCAGTGTCTAACGCAAGATTTCCAGTAAGTCCTGAAATACCAGGTAACGTGTATCCAGAGGGTTTTGTCCAAACATTAAGCATTTTTTAATTCCGGCGACTTAGACAATTAAATTATGCCAAAGTCTAAATTATTATTAACCAACGGTCCTAGGCCTGGTGATGTGTAACCCATGTCCAGATCTATGGTGTTGTAATTTCCAATGATAACTCCCATGTCAATATTAAAACTGTTTGTTTGAACCATCATGCTAAAAATAGCGTCCATGACATCAACACGAATACCATAAACTGTGGTTTGTACATCGCCAGTTCCTACGGTATCAATTAATCTATAGCCATTGATATTTAAATCGCCGCCCAACACAGGTGCTGGGTCATTGACAACACCGGCTGAACTTTTTAAGTCAATTGTGTTTGTGCCTGGAATAATATTAATACTGTTATCGCTACTGGTTATACTTTTAAATTCTGCGGTGGTGTCGTTTTTATTTTTAAAAACTCCAATGGTAGAACTAATGACTGTGCCGTCAGCAGTGCCATATACTCCGGGATCTGTGGGATAGCGTAATGTAATTTGTGTCTGCGAACTGGCAGTACAAATCCAGTGCCCATTATACAAGGGATTAGTATTGCCAGTTAGATAGAAATACTGATTGGTGACAGGTACCACACTTTGCTGGCTGATAATCAGTGTTACCAAATATGGACCAGTACCAGTTTTAGTTAAAAAACGGTTAACAACAATGGTGTTTACACCCAAGTTTGATGCTTGAGAAATTGGAATGTCAGTTCCAAGCAAACTGAAGTTTTCGTTAACTTTTTTAAATGCACCACGCAAGTCATCACCTGACCCATCGTTTGCATAGCTTCCTACATTAATTGTTTGAATTGGCATGTTTGCGCTCTCTTTAGTATATTTACCGTATTTTAATAACTGCCGGTCAACGCCGCACGTTTCCAAGTGTCAGTTGCTGTGCAGATATAGATATAGTTAGCATCCCAAGTGATTTGCCCAGCAGTACCGGTAGCAGTGGCCGTTTTGGTTCCGTTAGGAACAGTGCCTAATGCTGTATACAATTCGGTAAAGTTTGCATTTACTTTTGTAAAAGCCGTGCGCAACGGGTCACCGTTCTTGGCATTGGCCGCAGTGCCAGTGTTAATTACTTGTTTAGCCATTATACTCTCCCTACAGCAACTTGGATAATTCCAGCTTCGCCGTTGTCTTTGTCTTCCAGTGCTTTACCAATAATGCTACCTAGTTTTGGATCTGTAGCTCGCACAGCATAACCCGGTGTACTGGATGTTGTCAGCATGTCGCCTTTCTTCACACGACCCACTACCTTACATGGCACACGACCTGCCAATGCTAAACAAACACGCATGCCAGTTTGTGCATCGTTCATCACGTATGCTGGATTGGTTGTTACAACACCTGCTGAACGTGTGTCGTTCATTTCACCAGTGGTAGTAACTTCTTTGTCTCCACCAAACACCAACACAGTACCTGGTTCGTATTCCTGATCACCTTCATAATATTCTGCCAAGTCAGCATAGGTAGCTTGTAGTTTACTTGCACCACTTAAAGTGTAAGTACCCTGCATTGTACAACCAGTAGCATCTGCGCCTGTTGATATAGTGGCCACTTTCAAAGTAACCAAACTTGCATCAAGCAAACTACTGGCCGCAAATTGCCACTGTCCGGTAATTGTACCTGCTGTGCCCGATGCACCAGTTGTTAAAGTCTTACTTTGTAGTGTAGCACCTGTTTGACTAAAATCGCTTGTACCGTAGAATGTATTGGTAGAACTTGAAGTTCCCACAGCAGTTAAGAATTTAAAGTTACCTGGTGTATAAAATTCCAACGTTGTACTAGCAACTTGTAAAATGTTGCCACTTGTAGGTAACGAACTTATTTTAATACCTTTAACATCAACAACACCGCCACTGTCTGTTTGTACCAACATGTTGTTAGCACCGGTAGCAGTGATACCAATAACTCCGTATGCTTTGACACCAGTTCTAATAACAGCACCAGTTGAAGTTGCCAGTGTACCAGTACCACCAACTGGTATTGTAGTGCTATTTCCAGTTGATGAAATATCTTGATTACGTATACCATCACCGTTGGCCACCATGGCCTGTGTAGTGGTAACACTGACTGCCGCAGCCACGCCGCTGATATTGGCCAACACACTGTTACCAGTAATCCATTGCAACTTAGTTGATGGAACACCAGTTGACGTACTGGTTGAAGTTTGTAATGTTACCCAGCCGTCAGTAACAGTAAATTGACTACTGTCGTATTGACTTACACCAGTTGCGGCTTGTAGTGCGTCTATATCAATAGCAGTACCGGTGCCGCCACCAATTGTAAATGCTTGGAAAATTGTACCAGCAGTTCCAGCAGTAGCACCTGCCCATAAAGCAGTTCCTGGTGCAGTCCAGTTTGTAGTTCCCACTGTAGCAATTCTGTAACGTTTTCCTACAACAAAACTTCCTGCGGTAACTGTTACCAATGTCGGAACAGCACTAATTGTAGCAGTGGCCAAGTTCATTCCCAACTTGCTTTGTGCAATGGCCGCTGTTGCGCTGACCTTGCCGTCATTCACAGCACCGTTGCGGGTAAATGCTAATCTACCGCTTGGTGTTGTGTTATAAACCGCACTCATTGAAACTACACTGGCATTGATACTTCCGGTTACAACTTGGCTTCCAGTATATCCAGTACCACTAACGATCATTCCAGGAATAATGCCAGTTGAACTGTTTAATGTCAATAAGAAAACACTTCCGCCTGTACATGTTGATACTTGTGGAATATTAATCAAGTATGTTCCAGCTCCGCCAGTGCCAGTAACTGAGGTAGTTGTTAATCCAGTATCAACAATATATGTTCCTGCTGTTACAGTACCACCAGTTAACATCATACCCTTTTGTACTGTGACTGTTGGACTTCCAGAAACAGTCAATATATTTCCACTAATGGTGGCACTAAATGTTCCAGTAGCCGCAGTACCACCACTAACATAGGTTGCATATACAACAGCACCTTGAATTGTACTAGTTAATGTGATGCCGTCCCAGTTTATGGTTAAATCACCAGCTTTATCAAATGCCGCATTTGTCCATGCGCCTGACTGTAAGTTGTTATTAGCGTTGGTGAATCCCCAAACAGCAATTTGATTTTGTGCAACATTAAATTGCATACTTGATGCAGTATCTTTTAATTTAAAGAAACTGTCACGAGCATTAACAACGTTATCAACATACAGTTTGTTAGTGGCATCAGAATTTAAAATTGGCAAGCCCATGCTACCAACTGTAAAGCCTCCCATTGACATATTGCCCTTCATTGGCAACTGCCCACTTAGGTTCATGTAACCAGAACCAATCAACGCTGTGGCAGGAGTTGTAGCACCTGAGTGTTGTACACCCAGCCTGTTGTCAATGTATCCACGTACCGCACTCTGCGTTGGCACAGTATCTGAAGCATCGTTGGTCATTGACGAGTCAGTTGAAAATTCACTAACTGTAACACCACGTTTAAATCCTAGTCCGTCCAAGTTGCTCAACGCAATTGAAGCTGAGAATGTAACTGTACCAGTACCTTGGTCAACTGTAAAGAATCTGCCCACACGGAAGATACCGTTTTGGTCAGTGGTTACATAGAACACACGACCAACTGTTTCTTCAAGCACTTCGTTTGTTTGGTCTGCCTTCTGATACGGGTTACCAAAAATTTGATATGGATAGTTGGTAGTGTTATAACCGCCTGTACCAATGTCCAACAAGTCATGTGCTGAACAACGAGTAGTACTAATACGTGTTGTAATTTGTGCGGCAGTGCCAGAAAGGTAACCGGCACGTAACGGCTGTGCCACAGTGCTGTTCATCGGCCGACTAATACCAGTAATAATTGGTGTAAGTATCACAGGACTAGCAGTTTGTGACGGTGCTGTAAACGTTATGTTTCCGGTTGGAGTGCCACTTGGAGGAGCACTAACAGTTAATGTAATTCCATCAGCATTGATATTTGTAACAAATTGACCTAAGAAGAAGCCGCTAGTTCCACCGCCTCGAACAATGTCACCTATAGCAACACCTGTTGAGCTTGCAACTTTTAATGTTGTACCTACACTTCCTGATGGGTTATATGTACTAACCACTGTTGATTCTGGATCTACAGAATACGCCAGTGTTATACTAGTAAGTGAACTAGCAATGCATTGAACAAATTTGTTATAATCACTATTTCCATTTCCAGACACCTGATAGAATGTATCAACAATTGGAGCAACACTTTGAGTTGGAATTTCCAAAGTGGTGTACCATGGCCCGGCAACGCTACTTAATTCTGTAAATCCTAAAACTCCAAATGGCGTACTATCTGGAGATGCACTCAACACTATTGTGGTAACTGGGGCCCCGCTAGTGCTTGCTGTTGCACTAACAACAGTTTGCCCGCTAGTGAATCCAGAACCAAATACTGACATGCCTGCTTTGATAAATTGTGTTCTATCACTGGTGTAGACTGTAATACTTGTACTTAAATTGTTGTATGTTAAAAATTGTCCTGTAGCAGTAGCAGTAGCAGTGGCATTTAATACGACTGTGTTGGTTGTACAAGTTACTGTGACTGGACTACCACCGCCATTTGCTTGATTACTCATTACAATAGTGCTTGCACCAGTATTCAACGAAATAATAACTGTACCAGCTACAATGCCAGTGCCACTAACTGGAGCACCTACCACTAGGTTAGTAAAACTGCCGACCGATGTTAGCGTAGCACTACCATTAGTTGGTGTTGCAGTAAATGTTGTTGTACTGCTTGTACTTGCAACAGTGTTGTCTGAACGTGCAGTAACTGGAGCTTGTGTTAATGTAAATGTTGCGCCAGCAGTAGCAGTACCGATAGTTGTTGTTAAATCAAATACCGGTGTACTTGCAGTGGCTTTTGTAAATGAACTGGTAAGTTGAATACTGGTAGCACTGTTTACTTTACCAATGTAATATGTTGTGCCAGTGGTATATCCACCAATACCGCCTGCACTGAATGTGCCAGTAACAGTGATAGCTTGTCCAACGGTATAAGTTCCGCTAGTTACTGTGGCAGTTCCTACCAAGTCTGCAATTGCAAACGAAGCAATAGTGGTTGTGGCCGCCACTGAAGTAATTCCAGTTACTGCGGCTCCGCCAAATGTTGCTGAAATAGTGATAGCATTGGTAGCAATGGTTTTGACATAGTACTGTGCTTGGTTAACAGCCGTGGCCAGTGTGAACGTCATGTCGTTGGTGCTGGTACTGCCACCCAACAGCGCACCATCAATTGTAATGGTATCGCCCACTACGTAACCAACACCCTGAGCAACTAATGTGATAGTGGTAAATCCGCTGTATGCTGTGCCAGCACCAGTTTTGGTAATAGTAAATGTTGCGCCAGTGCCTTTGCCACTGCTGGACTTTGTCACCACCGCAGTATAAGTGGCCGCACTTGTAACACTGACACCTGATATAGGTGTATATGTGGTTGAACTGTTTAATCCGCCCCTAACAGGTATTCCACCAAATGTTGCTGTTGATGCTTGAAATGTGATTAAATTACCAACACTTAACAGTGTACCATTGTCTACTGTAATAGTGCTTGGGCTAGTTGTGCTGACCGCAGACACAGCGACCTGACTATTTAATCCTACTCCTGCAATGCTTGTTCCAGCACCTAAATTGGTTAAACTGTTTACACCGAGAATACTTGCACTACCACTTGTGATGTTACCTAGGAAACTACCTGTTGGAACATAAGTTGCGGCCACTTGCCCTCTACTTTGTATTCTTGTAATGGTAATTGGATTAGCATCTGTACTTGTGATACTGTATTTGATTGCACCCAGAGTAATAAACGGTATCGTTGATTTAGTAAATGTTAAAACTCCGCTTGGGGTACTTGTTGGGCCGGCAGTTAATACAACAGTATCGCTAATCCTTGCATAAGTAAGTCCGGATGGTGTTCCTGCACTACTTGTAATAAACACTGGAGTTTGCGCAATAGCATTTGCATATGAACTGGCTAATTGAATACTGGTAGCACTGTTTACTCTACCGATGTAAAAAATAATGCCGGCAGTCATATTGCTGGTTGCGCCAGAACTGTATGTGGTACCTCCTACTGTCAGTGATCCAGTGCTACCAAATGTTCCAGTTATAGTGATAGCTTCACCGACCACATACGTTCCACTAGTTACGGTTACAGTTCCTACTGTATCAGCAATCACAAATGAAGCAATATTATTTGATGAAATACTCAAAACAGATTGACCACTGGTAAATCCAACAGCACTGACTATCATGCCTGTTAAAATACCCGAAGTACTACCATATGTAAATGTAGCACCACTACCAGTACTCACAGCGGCCGCACTTAGAGCAATGCTGGAAGACCCTGTATTGATACTGATAATTGTAGTTCCAGCAGGAATACCAAATCCTGTGATTAATTCTCCAACCACAAGTCCAGTAAAGCTACTTACAAATGTAACAGTAGACGAGGCACTGGCAATTGTTCCAGTAAATGTTCCACCAATAACTAAAGTAGTTCCGCTAGATCCAGTTGGATTGTATCCTGTAATAACTGTAGTTGTTATAGGTGCAGTGTAACTGGTAATTCCGTGTACTTTACCACCAAATGCAAAAGCGTATGTGCCTTTATTAACTTGGTCAATATTTTGTTGCGGGCCAAATGCAGTTACCGCAATGCGTGTGTCGCCTGGTGTGGCCCCCATGGTTTTTGCACCGCCGTCAACTGGGTCGGGCTTTGTGATATTTCCAGTGTCTGCTTGGAATAGATAGTAGGAAAATGATTGGTCAGTACTTAAAATAGCCTGGAAAGCTGGCAATATTTCGTTAGTGGCTTCTGTCAAGTTGTATGTTAAAACACGATAGATACTGCCCAAGTTATCAGTAAATTGAACAGCAGTACTTGGACGGGTTGGGTTTACGTTGTCAATTTCATAAAACTTGAAGTTTTGTAACATACGCAGTTGGACCAGCTGGCCGTCATACAATGGAGCGGCCAAACCAGTGCTAGATGTTCCACCCGACCCGCTTGTGCTTAGTGTTAACAAGAGAACATTTTGTCCGCCAATTGTGGCACTTGTATATGCACTGGATGTTTGAATTGCGGTTACTGTACCAGCAGTGGGAGTTGTTCCTCCTACCACTGCGTATGTGATACTTGTGCCTGAAACGATACTGGTAATAACAATTGTTGTTGGAGTACCACCAAACAATGTACCAGTACCTGCTGTGGCACTCAGGGTATTACCAACACGCATACCAGTAGTTGAAGTTATTCCAGTAATGGTCGCAGTCCATGGAGCACCTGATGTGCCACTACCTGCAATAGTTCCAACAGTGCCGGAACCAAACAACGGAGTTACGATGATATTAAAGTTTGAATACACACCAATAGCACTGCTTGATGTAGAGAATAAATTGTTGTATACTGCACTACCACCAGTTACAGCATTTCCAGTATAGATAAATGTTGCAAGGGCAGTGTTCACGATTCCAGTTACATAAGCAGTTAAGTCGTTGCCCGCATTACTGCTGAATGTTGATCCTGATGCTGTTGCACTGGCAACATTACTTAGAATAACAGTGTTGCCTCCTGTAGTTGCCAATGCTGTTGTTCCAAACGGAATATTAGGGCCTGTGATAGTGGCACCGTTAAAGTAATAAGTTGTTGCTGATCCACCACTTGAACCTGGATCAACAGTGTAACGCAATGTTATACTGGTCAGTGTACTACCAACACATACAAATGTTCCATTGTAATCAGTATTGGAATTGCCAGCAATAGTGAATAATCCACCAACCAATGGTATGGTAGTTACTGCCGCAGTGGTAAATGTAACAAATACGTTTGGAGCAGTTCCTGTTTTTGCTAGATAGGTAGCTGATGTTGTTACTGGTGCTTGGATTGTTGTGTAATTTACAGTACTAAACACTCCAGGGTCACTAGCATAACTTATTGTAATAGTGGTAAATGTACTCGAAGATACAGTATTGCTACCATTATAGCTGGTATTGGAATTGCCGCTGATTACATATCCGCTGGACGGTGTTGGAGCAGATAGCTGAGTTGGAATATTAAATGTTACTAAGTAAGGACCTGTTCCTGTTTTGCTTACATAACCTGTAACCAACAATGCTGGGCTTGTGCGTATTGCGGCCAATGTGCCAGCACTGGCAATAAAGTTAGTATTCAAAGCAGTGTTACCACTAAATGAACTTGAAACTCCTCCAAGACTTGCACCGCTAACAATTACTGTATCACTAAAATACAAAGTTCCGCTTGGAGTGGAGTCTGGAGATCCGTCCAATGTTAAAGTGATACCGTCTAGACTAATGCCTGTAACTTTTTGGTTGCGTGTGAATCCAGTTCCAGTTACAGTTTGTCCAATTTTAATATTTGCTGTGCTGTTAACAGTCATAGTAGTACTTGCAGTGCTACCTGTGGCAAATGTTGCTGATGCATAAGCATAGTTAGAACCAACACTACCAGTTGGCACATAAACTGTTGTATGGCTAACTGAGTTAACCTGATAACGTACGATACCTTTACCAGCTAACGAATGATCAATTTCTAATTCTGTGATTTGAGTTGGATAATAATCGTAAGAATAAACGTACACGCTGATAGCCGCAGTATTCATGTTGCCGTAGAACGCATTACCGGTTGAACTTTGTGGTAATGTTGTTGGATTAAAGATACGTGCAGTTTGCATCAAGTTTTGTGCAAGTGAAACTGTGTCTGGTTTTTCAGTCACATCGTATCCGCTGGCACGTAACGCATACTGACCGTGTGCGCTTGAGCTACCAACAGAACGAATCTGCCCACCATTCAAGGCCCAAAACGCTGTCCAACAGTAGTATGTGAATGTTGAAACTTGTTCAGTGAGACCGCCGTTGGTTGCAAGAATAGCATAGCCCAAGTCATTAATCATGGCAAAGTCATTAGCCAACATGGATTTATTACCAGCCATTTCAATATTAATTTTTTGTCCAGCGCCCCCAAGCCATGGTGTTTGAGCACCAAGATTTAATTGAACAGTTCCGCCAATAACATTTCCATTCACATCAAATGTTTGTGCATAATTGCTTACAGTATTAATCTGATAACGGCCGCCACGCACAAAGAATGCACTAGGAGTTTGGGGAGCACGTATGTCTAATCCACTATTAACACCGCCTGTTACAATTAATGTAAATCCGTCAACACTTGCGAATGTTATTTGTCCAAACAAACGTCCGGCAAATCCATCTACAAATTGTCCACCGGCAAAAACTTGTTTGTTTTGGCTTCGGCTAAAACTGGTAGCAACCTGTCCATACGGTGATTTAGATTTGATTTGGCCTTCTGGATCCAGCACCATCATAAATCCGCCATGACCTTCACCGGTCATGTTGTTCATACGTACAGCATTACCGCATAAAAATACGTCAATGTCTCTATTGTTCTTTGGAGTACTGTTTATATCCGCCGGGTCAGTCAAATAATGACGTCCGTAGTTTTTAGTTTCATAGAGATGCCATGAAGTAGGTGCAAGAACACCAAACGATATAGAACTCACACTGGCCTGCGCCCCGCTGGTCGCTCCAATAATAGCACCGTTGGTGTTTGACATGATGCCCGAAGTAACTTTATAAGTTAACTGTGTTGCTGTTGCTGAAATAACAACGCCAGTAGCACTGGATGTTGTTCCGCTTTGTGCAATTGTTTCGCCTACTGCAAATGTAAAAGCATTTGTATAGTTAATTGTTGCTACCGCTGTTTGTGTAAACGGATACATCACTGTGGCATTCATGAAGTTACCAGATACACTGTCAACTACTGCACGACCAGGCTTGCCGTTGCTGTCTAATACATCCGATTGGAATACATAGCCTAGATAACTGACACTGACCTGTGTGTTACTACTCAATGTAATAATAATTTTGCCAACAGTTCCGCTGATAGTCGCTGTAACTAATGGTCCGATAGTTGAAACAGTACTTGTGCCATATGTTCCTGGATCACTTGCATAACGCAATGTAATTTGTGTAGTAGAACTTGCAACACAAGTGAATGTTCCATTATAAGACAAGTTTGTATTGCCAGCAACCGTATATGTTAATAAGGTGCTGGGGGTAAATGTTTGCGTAGGTATATTAAACACAACATCGTATGCACCACTACCAACACTGGTCTTGCTTACAAAACTAATGAGGTTTGTAGATGGAACATAGTCAACACTGTTATCAATAGGACCAATCTGCATACCGTCAATGACTGAATCGCGGTAGAAGAATAGTTTACGCCATGGACTTTGACTAACTCGATCCAATGGTCGAATAATTGTTCTACGGAATTCATCACCTTTGATTGAAACGTTGGCGGTTAATCGTATTGGGTAATCTTCGTTGTAAATACCAGCTTCAACAAATATAACAATTTGCAATGCACCGACACTTTCAGCAAATTCTAATTCTTCATTATTTGCTTGGTCAAAGAATCCAGGTTGTAGTAACTGGCAAGTGATTGTGTCATTTGATGCACCAGTTAATGATCCAGGACTATAGCTTAATATATTTGCTGTGGCACCAGAAGAACCACCTCGTAAAATTTTTCCTGGCAAAATATTAAAATCACCAGGAGGGCATTGGTCAACATAGCCGTTGCCGCCGTTGGTAAATGTAATGGTATAGATACCTGTTCCAAAGTCTGGTGTAGGTGCAACACCTACACCATTAACTACAATGCTTAACATAATAGCATAGTTGTTGGTAAATGTGGTAATAGCTGTAATGGTAAAAGTTAATGCGCCGCTTGGTGTACCATTAGCGGCCGCACTTAATGTAAGTTGATTTCCATTCACCGCAGTAACAACTTGTCCAGCAGTATATCCAGTGCCCGATACGGTCATACCAACTTTGACAGTTCCACTTATGCTGGTAACATTCAATGTAGTGCTGGATGATGTTGAATATGTAGCAGATGCAGTGTATCCTCGATTTGCATCTTTACTACCGTCCACGGCCTGCGTTACCAACACTTGATAACGACTTGCAACTGTTTGATTTAAAACTTGCAATCCTAAAGTTCTAGCATATTGAATACCATCGAGAGTTTCTGTCAACTGTGTTGTAATAGCTAGCCTAGCACTGGCACTTTTGTAATAACTCTTACCAGCATTGATACTTTGATATGTGCCACCACTTAACAGATCAATGCTCATGGCATCAACAATATATCCCACGTCTCTGCGACAAAGGGCTTCGTTATAGTTGAAGCCGCCTTTGTATTTTTCATTTAAGTAAGTTGTGGTTGACTGTGCAACTGTTAATGCATTGGCTAAAATTGTAGAACGCACTGCAACATAACCTGTACTAGCATATGAACTATTGGTTAAATCTGGTGTTGCTGTAACCAAGTTGGGAGGATTAAGATCTATTACATTAATAATTCTATCCCACTTGGTATTCATAGCGGTAACAGCACCAGCTCCATCTGTATAAGTTCCGCTGGTTGTTTGAGCCAATTCAAATGTAGTGGTGGTTGCAATACTCCATGTACCAGGATCACTTGGGTAAGAAATTGTTGTACTGGTTGATGTACTGGCAGTTACTACGAATGTCCCGTTGTAACCAGTATTTGAGTTGCCGGCCACTGTAATTTTTTCACCAACTGGGATTGGTATAATTCGAGTAGGTGTAGATAGTCTAACTAGATAAGGGCCCGATCCGGCCTTGGATATAAATGTCGCTGTCTTGGGTAAAATACTTTGATACAGCGCACTTGGTGGATTGTTACCGATGATAGAAGCAGATATTGTTTGCAGATAACTAAGACTGGCTACCTTGGCTGCTTTTTCAGTTGGATCAATAGCACTGGTATATACTGTTAGCGCATTTACTACTGCACTGGTCCAAAATTGATTGGCCGCAGTAGTTGAGCCACTTAGCCCGCCGTAAGTCAAATCATAGGCCACTGCTTCCACAAGCAATTGCACATCTTTCTGCCATTGTATTTGGCCGTCAGCATCAACATAATTTAGTGATGCGTAATTTTGTTTGATCCAACCAGTAACTTCTGCTGATATAAATCCAACGTTGGCCAATAATAATTGAGATGCACTATTAAATGGAGACCCTAATGAAGAAGGCGCAACTAATGATACACTTGTTCTATTTGCCAAGCTGAACAACAGTGTATTAGTAATTGTATTGAACAACGCGGTAATCTGCGTGATAGCAGTTGCATTATTAATATATGGATATGTGTTGTTAACAAACGTTATGGTATTGGTAATTGCTGAAGTTTTTGCAGAATTAATATTTCCATAAACTGTTACCAGTGTTGCGGCACCTGCGGCATAATTTGGCGGCGTAACAGCAGGCGCATTGTTAGCTGATATCAACCCTGCCCATGTTGCTGTTGTTGTAACTTGTGTATTTGTTAATGTAATTGCCGAGCCGCCCGACGATGATGAAATTTTGAAACGTGTGGCATCTGTAATTTCAATTACATAGTAAGCTGTGCCGCCAGTAATGCCGCCAAAGTAAGGAGTAATAGTTGTTGCACCACCTCCATAAACACCAGGATCATTAGGATAGCTAAGGGTAACTGTTGTAGGTGTAGAACTGTTAACAGCAAAATTACCGTTGTAACTGGTGTTGGCATTGCCGGCCATGGTAAATGATGTGTTAGCTAAAGGTTGCACAGTCCATGCTGGTACTGCAAACGTTACCAAGTATGGGCCTGAGCCTGACTTACTTTGGAAACCAGTAACAGTTATAGCAGATGCTAGGTCAAAAGTTAACAACATACCAGCAGTCATATTTGTTGTGCTAGCAGTTGTAATTCCACTAATGCTATTAGTAGCAGTAATTGTAAATGTAGTGCCTGAAATAAGTGCAACTAAATTTGAAATAGTTGGGCCTTGTGCCGCGCCGCCAGTGTATGTTTGATTCTGATACTGATTAACACTGTTTTGATAAACTTGTGCTGGTCCAACATTATTAATAATTGCTTGCGCCAGCGTATTGATATATGCAATGGCACCCTTGGTCGCCGCAAGTTCGCTACTAGCAATCTGTCTAACGGCATTTTCCCAATATCTTTGTCCTGCATAAACAGTTCTGCTGTTACCACCATACAACTGATCATATGCAATGGCTTCCATAATGTAAGCAACATCTCGTTTACAAGTAGTTTGACTATATGCTAATTTTGGATAATTGGCCGCTATCCAAGCAATAATTTCAGCCTGTGCAAATGCTATGTTGTTCAATAACAAAGTTCTTGCGCTTTGTTTTGCTATGCTTGAACTGCTGGTTGCAGTCATGATCAATGCTGGTTCAATACCGCCCTGAACCACCACAATCATGGCATTGATGCAACTGGTAATTCTATCCCGAGCAACCGTTACTGGGTTACCACCAATTTGTGCTAAATTATTTAATTCTAGTTTTAACTGGCCGAGTGCTCCAACTATTTCTTCAACTGTTAATCCGGTAGCCGCATCTGGATAATATCTAGCAGAAACGATACTCTGATAGTTGGAATTCAACACCATGTCATAATTAACAGCATCGATCACAGAATTAAGATAGGTAGTAAGCGAAGCAGAGTTATAGGCAAAAGCCAACACTTCATCTCTGGCATAGTTAATAGCATCAACAGTCTGAATCAATTGATTACTAATAATTGCGGAATTTTGCTTTGCAAAGTAAGAAGTGGCAAATTGCAGACTATTGTAATTAGAACCAATCACAAGGTCAGTGCCAACTGCTGTTAAAATTGATGCTATGTCACTTTGATATCTAACTTGGTCGTAAGTGAATGTGTTTACATATTTGTTATTGATGTATGCAATAGTTTCTGCTTGAATGAATGCTTTGTTTGCAGTGAGCAATGCCGCGGCATCTTCATAACCAGCAACACCTGTATTTCCGCCACTGCGTGTGACAGATTGTATTGTTGAGTTAAACTGATTGGGACTAATTGTAAAGCTGATCTTTTGACGATATGGCCCAGGTTCCAAGCTGGCCAGACTTTGTAGTGTTTCAGCTTGAAGTGCGGCCGCACCAATAGTTTTATAAGCATGTGCCCAGTTCCGGCCTTCGCGTCCGGGAGGAGTTTTTAATTGTGTGTCATCGCCGTCTGTGCGTACATACAAGTTGGTTGAGCTGACAAATACTTCATTATCAACATAAAATTTTGTAGCGGCCTGCTTGTCATCTGCACTGTTTGGAGTGCCAAAGCCAGCTACTGGAGCAGGATGATCGCTGAGAGTCAACTTGCCAATCATTGTGTCACCGCCACGATACACTGTATTTTTACGTGGCAATGCTTCGTTTGATAGATAGTTGCTAGTTAACGTTGAATCATAAGTTATGTCAGTTAAATCTGGAGTCAGCGGTTCATCACGTAAACGCAATGCTCCTACAACCACGTTGCCGTCGCCTTTGCCAACATAGTGAGTGTCAGCATAACCCTTGCTAATTGCCAATTTATCAATAGTTGTTGAAATACCAAGACTTGCATACGTGGCATTGAACGCATTGACCAATGCTGAGCTTGGATCAGGAATGTTACCAACTGCTAAATTATTAATGTTTAATGGTCCACCTAAACGAGGAGCAATGTCGTTTCTCAAATCGGATGTGGTACCAACCAAACGTAATTCGCCAGCACGGCTGTTATCAATACTAACACCTCCAGTGGCAGTTAGTGTTTTAGCAAGTATTGATGTTCCTGCACCGTTAGTAATAAACACCTGATCAGCAGTATAGCTATCCGGAGTATCCCCTAGAGCAGTGAATTTAATCGTGCCGCCCAGGCCAAAAATTGCATATACTTCTGTAAAGTTATCATTTACCTTGCGGAACGAGTCACGAATACTGTCGCCTGTGCCGTCATTACCTTGTATACCAATATCAATTTCTTGTTTTGCCATTTTTATTAAACTCCGAAGCTAGAACCGCAACCGCATGTTGATTTTGCGTTGGGATTTGTGATTGTGAAAGAACTGCCTGCAAGCTCTTCTTTATAGTCTATTTCTGCACCCTGCAGATATTGCATACTCATTGCATCTACAAGTAACTTAAATTCATCTAGAGGAACTTCAAAATCATCCTCATTCATTACATCGTCAAAAGTAAAACCGTAGCTAAAGCCACTACAGCCTCCACCTTGTACAAAAGTGCGTAATGATAATTGGGGATTGTTTTCTTCAAGGAGTAGGTCCTTGATTTTTGTTTTTGCTGACTCGGATATAGTGATCATGATTGCCCTCGATATGATATTTATCAAACCAATTTTATAATCCGAATGTAAATAGTATATGTTCATACGCACTGAGTTTAGAGAATCACATCATGTACGCACCAGCAATAGGGGCATTACTCATACCTACAAGCGTAAAAAAACTGTGGTTGTGCTACAATGTGATGCATGTAGCGAAGTAATTTATCGAGATAAAGGAAGTATGGATCCCAAACGCATAAACAATAATTTTTACCATGTGTGTGCTGACTGTGACCCAAAAAAGTTTGCACAACTCAAAGGTGTAGAAGCACGTAAGATTTGGGATATACCGGCTAGTAGCTTAAAAACTATAGGCCAATTATAGCTATATAAATACTCAACAGGAGATTAACCATGTTACATTATATTAAAAGTTTGTTTGGAATTACACCTAAGGAAGCACCAGTTGCCGAAGTACCGTATAAAGTAGAAGCAAAATCATGGGAAGATACATCAGATATTGCTCTTGCCCAACGTCCAATTCCAGTTGCTGACCAGGCTACTCAAGCAGTTGTTGAATCAATGGCTCCAGCTAAAAAGCCAGCGGCTAAGAAAACTACAGCTAAGAAAGCACCAGCGGCTAAAAAGCCACGTACTCCAAAAGCGGCAAAATAATATAAGGGTCTTGTGCCCTTATATTAACTTGTCTAATTGCTCAGAGTATCGAGCCATATCCTCTTGAATCCTGGCCTTGCGCTGTTCATTCAAATTGGGATTTTCTTCCAGCTCTTCTCGGAGAGTTTCCAACCTGTGTATCAGTTGATCTCGAGATAGCTTTGGGCTTGATTTTGTAGCGCCATATTGCCGAGGCGCTTGTCGTTGTGTGGTGCGCTGACCTTTTTTACTAGTGTTATTTCCCATCTATTTGTTTCATAATTCCTATACTAATTTTAGTTCTACTGCCCTATTGTACACTTGCTCACTGCTCAAGTTTTTACCTTTGCTTTCACACATGATGTCAAAGTTTTCCCAGAAGCCCAACGCCCAATCAGTCACTGGCTGATTCCAGTACCAATCACTGTGTGCCCGCATCTTTTGTTTCTTGTAGCCTTGTGCTAACAGTTCAGTATGATCTGGCAACACATTCACTGGGTGATCCACCAACACATCTTCTCTACTCACACTGTAATGGCATACTGGCCGTACACCACGCCAAGAATCAATGATACGTTTGACTCTATCATCTGCAGGCTGAATGTACTCGCCGGTGCGAATCCAATGATGGTGAATGTCCAATACCAGCGCACAGTGATCCACCAGTTCAATACTGCTATCCACACCCCAGCAGTTCTCATCATTCTCAATAGTGATGCAGTTACGGGCTTCGGGGCTCAACTTCTTCAGCGTTTCTTTGATGCCTTCAGGACCACGCTTGCCTGAAATATGCACATTGATCTTCATGTCTTGGAATGTCTTACCAAAGCCCATCCATCTAGCCATGTCCGCATGATATTCAAATTCTTCAATGCTACGTTCTACGATGCCGGGATTCTCACTGGCCAGCACACAGAACTGTCCTGGATGGAAACTAATACGCACATCATGTTTGCGAGCGGCTTCACCTACTGGAGCAAAGATACGTTCGCAATGCTGTTGTTGATCTGGATGTTGCCACCAAGTAATCCAATCTTTTTCAGTGTAGCCACTCAGCATTTCAGATCCAATACGCATCATTCTGCGCTCAGGTGGCAGAGTAGCAACTTTTTCAATCATTTTAACCGCGGCACTTGTGTTGTGATTCATCAAGTCATATTGACGTTGTTCAGCTTCAAGCGGATGTTCACGCAACCATCGCATGGTGGTACTGCGACCATTCATTACTCTATTAGCGGCATTTACTTTCATGCCTCTCACTTCACTAGCATCGTCTAACCATTTGCAAGCATAGCCTATACGTTTCATGTGTGCCTTTACCAGTGTCGTACGACACCTAAGATTATAAAAAAGTTTGTAAGTACATATATTAACACAATCGCAGTTCTAATGCAAGCAATTCGGTCCGCTTCCACGTCCGAACTGCCCGATTTTTCACCCAGAGCTTTTGCCCACAGTCTCCAGTAATGCTTAACCTTCGTACGTAGCCGAATTAGCACCGTGTTCAAATACCTCAACTGATTTGATCCTGACTGTTGGATTGATTGGGTAATGCATATCGCCACTAGCTAAAAGCTCAGCCATTTTGTCATATGCCATTTTGGCAAACATTTCACAGCCTACACCTGGAACAATTCTTAGATCGCACAGTGCGCCGCGCTCGTGTGGCAGTTTGCTTAGATGATCTTTACTTTCAATATCCACCATCTCATTCATATGTTTGAAAAATTCCAGCATAGGATCGTCTTCAGCAACCACTAGTGTGTGATCGAACATAGAATCGGCCCAGGCCTTAAATTCTTTTAAGCCACCAAAGTCCATGCACCAGTTTTTGTCATCTAGAGTATCACATTCAAATATTAATTTGATACCAATTGAATAACCATGTATTGTTGAGCAATGGCTGTGTGTGGCACGCCATTGTCTAAAACAGCAGGATAAGCCTCTGTCGTTACCGTAAGTTTTTGTTGAGTAAAATTTTGCCATTGTATTCTCCTTGAATAAGCAATGACACGCAGAGTTTATATTGCGGGATGAGCGTCTTAGTCCGCATGTAGTAATTATACGCTTTTATGCGTAAAGGTCAATGGTATTGGTTAACCAATCATACCAAATTTAAACCACATGCCCGGAGCACCTGCAACGCAACAGATCCAACCAACATTACCGCCAATCTGTGGAACATCGCTCCAACAAATGTCGCCAACATTGTAATTACCTTGTTCAGGCGCACTCGCACCAGTAATGAATTTTCGGCCAGCGAACCCAATATTACCAGCCACTGCAAACTGTAGCTCTGGATCTGGATTATTTACGTTAACGCTTAGTGTACCAAACGCTCGAATTTGTCTACGGGTATTTTCTGAAGAACCAATTGTAATACTTCCGCTGTCAGCATAGATGATGTTTTGTTCACCCACTGTTAGATTGAAACTTAGGCTACTAGTAACGCCTCTATCATTAACTTTAACCAGTTGACTACCTTCACCAAAATTAATTTCTGTTGCTTGTATCTTTTGTGCAGTAGTATCGCTAAGAACCGACGCCCCATTTACAGTTAATGACGTGAGATTACCCACGCTAGTCAAACTAGAATCTGTAACAGATACACCTAGTGTGGTTTCGTCCAATACTCTATTATTATTAATCATTAAACTGCGATGCGCCGCAAGTTCAATATGTTCACTTGACCATAGTCTATCTGGATCAGGGCGTAGGATAAGTTGCTTAGGACTTCCAGAACCCACCCACTGCAAACCAATACCGAAAACTGTGCCGTCGGTTGCTAGAAATTTAACGCTGTCAGTACGTTCAATTTTAGTTTCAGTAACAATGTTTTCTGCATGTATTGTACCATGTACAAAGAACTTAGCGCCACGACTTGTGACATTTCCAACATGTACATCACCGCCTGTTTTAACTGTAACACGGGCAATATTGTCTGTAGTAATAGCAACATCGTGATTGCTGTAAGTACCGATGTTTACTGTGCCTGTACTTGGACTGCCAATAACAAATTCTGCACCGTTGTCAACAATACTAAATGAACCGTTAGGACTTTCAGTACCAAAACCAACTCGTCCAGTATCGCTATCTACATAAACAAACTGTCCAATCTCAACATTACCATTAACAATTAAGTTGTTTAATGGACCTAATTGACGCAAACTTGAACGGCTAACGCTACTACCTAACGTATTACCAGTCAGTACTTCGATATTATCTATCTTGTAAGCACGGCCACGCTCCAAATCCAAATGTAAGTTGGTGTATAGTCTGTTGCCTGGACGGTATACGAGTGTGCTTTCTGTATCGCCAACGTTCCAAGTAACACCTTGTCCGTTTAATGACTCTTCGGATTCAGCTCTAAAATTAGTAGTGTCTCCACTGCCGCCGCCAAGTCCCTTATTAATAATTTGGTTAGCTTCGATAACATCGGCAACAATTCTGCCTTTCACAATCAAATTATCTTGTACACTAGCGCCGCCCAAGATTTCAAGTGACCCAGTAAGGGAAGTAGGACCTTCTACATAACGTAGCAGGGCCTTGTTAATTACAATTTTATCGTCTAGTATAGTGAATAGTTGGCTCATGTAGGCAGTCCTTTTGTATATTTATACCAAAAGACACAAACATAAAAGCCAAAAGAAAGCCCAGGAGTCCTGGGCTTTCTAATTATGCTACTTTGAGTAGGATAGTATCTTCGTTAATGCGTCCGTTCATTCGAGTGTCTGTGGCGTTGATATCTTCCAAGAACTTACGCAACTGTACCTTGCCAGCGGCTTTGAATTCCTTGAGCTTGTCCTCAGGCTTGCGAACAGTCTTTTGTACACTGGTATTCTCATTAAATCCAGTGATTGTGGTGCCTTTAACACCTAGCACATTAAACTCTTTAGCAACATACTTGCCCAACTTGCGTGTTTTAGTGTTGAAGATCCACAGTTCGCTAGTGCCAATAATGTCAGCTGGGTTAATACTCACAAGTTTTAGAGGCTCGTTGGTCTTCATGTACTTGAGTTTGGCAACAATCTTTTCTGCTGGAACTGCTTTCTTAGCACGTGGCGCACGATTAACTTTGGCTTCTTGTGCCAGCATATCACATGCACTCATAATCTCTTGATAGAATGCAATCAAGTTCTTGATTTGCTTCTTCGTACGGTGGCTGTAGCCCTCACGTAGCTGTTCGTCTGCACCGCCGGATGCCAACTCCTCCAGCTCAGCTAAATCCTTGCTGTAGAACCCTTTAATGATCCTTGCGTGAGCGGCTTTGACTTCTTTGCCTTTGAGCAAGTTAAGCATCTTAAATGCTTTGGGATCAAAAGATTCTGGATCAGTTTGGAAGCCTTCGATGGCATCTTCAATTTCTTCAGTCATTCTGTAGGCAGATTCTTTAACCCGCTCTTGGATGGTTGGAACATACACCGATGGTTTGGCCGCTTCAGCCGCTTTGACTTCGTCCGGGTCAACATCATTTTTGCCTTCAGCAATAACTTTGACAATCTCAGCTCGCAACCAAGCGGCCGTGTCGCGTCCTTGATTAAAGTCAGCGCGGTGTGGAGTCATACCGCGATTCAAACAGCAGGCCACTGCACCCATTGTGGTACCAACACGCGAATCTTTTACTTTTTTGAACGCTGTAATGTCAGATTTGACGCAACCAACAGTTTCCATCCACTTGGCAACAGCAGGCTTGTAACTCTTAATGTCACTTTCTAAACGATAGAAATCCATCGAGCGTTTGAAATGACGATGGAATGTGTCTGCGTCCCAAGTTTCGCAACCTTCCCAAACTGGGCTATAGTCTTTGACAGCACGAGTACGATGTGCGGTTACTTGTTTCTTAGTAATGCGTGACTTTTTTACTGGTGCTTTAGTAGCCAATTTCTGCTCCTGTTTGTTTAACAATGTATGTATTATAGCGTCTCTGGGTCATGATGTCAACCGCTCTTTTATGTAGGGAACCAAAATAGTTCTTGCCCAAATGTCGTGCCCGTCAATGTTATAGTGGCCGCAAGACATCTGAGTTGCTGGAAAATTTCGAATTAAATAATCTGAAAATGTTTCCTTCAAATGATTTTGACTAGGATCAGGAGTTGCCAATTTCATCTTCTCAATTTCTGTAGCTGTACACTTGGGCATATTGTCCATGTAATACTCAAATTTTTCATACACATCCAAATACGAATCGGTAAACCAAATGAATTTCTTTTTATGAAAATGTAATAAATTTATTAAACTGTAAAAATTTATATACCATAATCGATTAAAATGATTGTCGCCGGTAAGTATACCATAGTACTGATTTAAGGCTGTCTTAAATTGTCGACCCTTAGGATCTAAGCTATCAGGTTTAATTATACTAATTGCTTCATTTTCAGAAGTAATCAATTTAAACCAACTTGTGTTTGTTGGTAAATGAACAAGTAGTATGTCATCGGGCAAACTGCTAGGCAAAAATCCGTATACATCTGTATAGATCTGATCTAAGCCATTTCCTGTACGTGCTAGATTAATACATTCACACTTTAAGTCGTTGGCAACAACCTGAGGATATGCAAATTTACTAATAGCATCAGTATCTCCTTTGATATCCTGCAAATTATATCCAGTAGTATGACTACTGCCAAATGCTATTATTCTCATAATTCTTCTAAGATATTTTCTAATACCATACAATTACCAGCATCGTCCATATGGTTTATATTGCCAGGGTTACTGGTCCATATATCGTAGTAGCAACTGCTATCAAAAAAATTTAAATGTATGCTGTTAGGTACAGATGTTAGATCCTTGTACATTAGTTCGTATGTATCTTTGAAATAAATTTCATCCCATATTTGTTTTAAAATACTAATAAATTTATCTTCTTTTTTATCGTGTATATCTGCTAAGATTAAATCGCACAATGGATGACTTGGTAGTAATCTACTCCATATAGTCTCTGTATTTTTTAGATATACTCTGCTAAAACTGGTGTGACAAAAAATTACACGGTCGCTGGGATTGATGTTTATCTTGTGCTGTTGATATGTTTTCCATATTCTATATTCGCTACTACCATTGCTGGCAAGATTAATAACATTGGGACCAAGCATCTTGCTCCATGATTTGCTATCAGAGCTTGACGCAAAACTATCTCCAAATATCCAAATTCTATTCATAGTAAGGTCTGATCTCTTCCACAATCTCTTCCGGCAAAATATCCAACAAGTTTTCATTACGCACAGTATCGTGTTGTTTGAATGTTTTGTAGGCTTGTTTGATTTCATCATCACTGGGCTGTTGACTATACATCAAACTAACAATGCCTGCGATGTCGTTTTTATATCTGCCCCAATCGTAGGTAGCCCACTTGGCCTTAATACGATCTTTAAGTGTGGCAGGAATCATATACACTGCCATATGCGGCGGATAGTGAATAATGTTATTCCATATTTTAAATTCATCTAGTTCATCTTTGACAAACGTATGAAATTCTGGTAACTCCCAAGCATTGATCCAACCAATAGTATGGCTAACGCTTGGTCCTATTTTTCTGCGATTGATAGTTTTAATCATGTCGTTATAGGCAAACATATTGGCCTTGACTTCTTCCCATTCGCCAGGATGTCTTAAGTAATTGTATACTTTGCCCATGCCGTCAACACTAAGCCCGAGCCCAATGTGTCTAAAATTCTCTACTAGATCTGCAACTGTATCTCCAGCATAGATAGTGCAGTTAGTACTAATATCCATGTTGATATTCTTAGCCAAGTCTTGTTCAATAAACTCCTGCCACAGTATCTTCCAACGATTAATGTAAAAAGGCTCACCGCCTACAATTTCTAATCTAGCAACACTGGGCATCCACTCACTACGCTTGTTCCATAACACGCTGTCGTTTTCGCCACTCTGTCCTTCGGGCATTTTGTAACCAGTATTACCCCAGATAACTTTGTGTTCAGCTTGCCACAAACTGCTATGACTCGGCGTACAGCTACGACATTTCAAGTTACAGGCATTGCTCAGTATCATTTGATACTCTACTGGGAATTCTGGCTCTTTAGTATAGTCCGGTAAAAAATAAAAATCACCTTCAATGTGACGTTGACGCTTGCTTGTGTAGTTGTTCTGTTCGTCAACAATACAAGTTTCGCAAGCACTGGGTTTGGCACCGTCACGAAACTGCTGTCGTAAATCCTTCATGTATTTGCTGGAGAATATCTCCTTGACTGAGCTGGTTTGCACATACATTATCTGACCAGCATCGTCTTTGATGTGATCCTTGTACAGGCAACAGGGCCGTGCTTTGCCGTCTGGGTCATTACTGAATCCAGTCCAGGGTAATTTACAGTACCAGTTAGAGTCCATCGTACCACTCAACAAATCTTTTATCCAAGGCATGTCTAAAATTCTTTCCTCTACGGGTGTCATATTGCACAATGAAGTTCTTCAAATCATTGTACGCATCTTTAATTTCGTAATCTTGATCAATCCAGCCTGCATCCATAGTACTTATGAATCGCAATATGTGCTGTTGTTCTTTATCGTTAAGCAGTTTTTTATTCAACACGAACCAATTATTGACTTCATCGGCAAGTATCCTACGCTGTGCGGCGGGAATCATTTGTACACGCATAAACGCAGGGTAATGTACAAAGTTACAATTGATCTCCACACGCTTCTTTCCGTACTTAGTCTTTAACTCACGCATGAGTTTCAGATAATCGATAAAACTCCAAACAGCCATATTATTAATGGCAGTGGTGACATTTAGCATAACACGTCTATGATGTAATATAAAATGTACGTTGGCTAACCATACTGTTTTATCAAAACCATCCCTAACATATTCAGCTTGGTCTAGATTGCTTTCCATACTGGTGTGTATGCGTAATTCTACCTTACGGGTTTTGTTCAGTAGAGACTGAAGTTCATCCTTGTAGCAAATCAAATTAGTGTTGACTATTAATGTGCCTTTGAATTTTTTAAACATATCCAAACAGCGCCAAAAATTTGGACTCATTAACGGCTCACCACCTGTGATGCGTAAACAGTTCAAATCACGTTCTATGAGAGGCCACCATTTAAAAAATGATTCAGTGTATGGATTATGATCGTTATCTATAACATCATTACCAGAGTCGGTGTTGTAACGACTGTCTGTTATCAAGTTTACATACGGACCGCGCTTCTTTATATCACTTGCCCATTTGCTACTAAAACTTGGCCCACAATATGCACAGGCCAAATTACAAGTACGTTCAAAAGCAATTTCTAAAAGTGTAGGAGTAACAACCAGCGGTTTACTTTGAAACCAACGTTTAAATATTTTTGTAGGTACGCTGTTAGTTTTTATCACACGATCACTCAGTGTTCCATTAGCTTCCGCATTCCAGCAATAACTACAATTGGTTGGCTTGCCGCCTGCCAACATGTCTATACGTTCTTTTAATTTGACAGGAGTGTTATGTAAAGAGCCAGGATCGTTTTGATCCAACTGTATCTTATGGAACGGGTTATGATGACAACTGGCAGTAGTTCCCTGATACAGCCATATAGTACTTTCAAACCATTTAGCCCCACAAAATGTAGGGCTAACAGGATCCATTTTTTCTTCTTTAAAGTAAAAATATTTCTTTGCAGGATCCTTGGGTTTAAACCAATTAAATAGATTCATACCATTCTACAAGCATGGGGCTAAATGTTTTACGGAAATCTTTTCCTCTACGAACATCATATTGTTCGTAAAATTGTTTGAAATCTTTTTGTGCTGTGGCTTGTACATAACCCTCACCGTGTGGAGTTTTAACAATGTCTAAGTAATCTATCAAACGTTCAATATTACTCTTTTCAAAGTTATTCAAATCCGGATTGCCACGATTAAGTTCATACCACTCAGCAAGACGTTTATTATATTCTTGTCTAACGTGATCCGGCAAAGTTAATGCACTTTGGAAACTTGGAAAACGCAGTATGTTAAGACTAAAGTTAATGTGCCATTGTCCATACGTCTTCTTCCAAGCCATTACTTGATCCAACATCTCAGGCAAACTTTCCAAGCATAATGCGTTAATAGTCATCATAACACTTAGACGCATACGTTCTGCTTTAAGCAAGAATTCCATATTACTGATCCATTGACTCCATTCCAATCCGTCACGAATGTATTCAGCATGTGGCCCTACACTTTCATTGCTGGTATACAGCATCATCTTAACACCGTCAGTACTGTCTAGCATACGTTGTACTACATCTTGCCCGAATCCCAAATTACTATTAATGGCTAGCTGACATGTACTCTTATTTTTGTTTGCTTTAAACCAATCAAACAACTTCCAAGTGTGCCCACTCATCAAGGGCTCGCCACCTGTGATGCGTAACTCTTTCAGTGTGCGGTGTAGGTCACTTTCCCACCATTTAAAAAATGCTTCAATATACGGATTCTCTTCATGAAAGTCAAACAACTGATCGTTTTCGTGTACATGAGTAAAATGTCCACGACCATCTGTGACTAGATTAACATAAGGACCGTTCTTCTTAATATCTTTAACCCATGTTGTACTGAACGCTGGGTTACAATAACTACAAGCAAACTGACAAGTACGGTCAAATGCTATTTCAAGTGTTTGCAAATCCACATCCTGGTCCACTGGAGTTCTTGTTGCTTCCAGCAATGCTTCTTCGGTGTATGTCATACTCTTGTAAGGTCTGTCACTTACAGCGTCCACACCCATATCTTCAATCTTCCAGCAGTACTCACACCCTGAAGGACGTTCTCCAGCCAACATCTTACGGCGATCTTCTTTCTTCTGGGGAGTGTTATGAATTGCCTTGGGATTAAATTTAACTATTTGTATGTCTGCTTTATGTGCAGGCGGATGATGACAACTTGTTGTTTGCCCTGATCCAAGCCAGATAGTGGCATTGTACCACTTGGCTCCGCAGAAGCTGGGGCTAATAGCATCCAGTACACGTTTTTTATATTCTAAATCGGTTTCGTTAGGTCTTTTCACAAGTGTTCCAAAAGTCTGTTAGTTCGGGGAATGTATTTAAAAAACTTGTTCCCCTGCGTTCATCATGCTGGCTAAAGAATAGATAAAAGTTCTTCATTGCTGTGGCTCTGTCAAACTTGCTGTCACTCTTTACCCAGTCAATCAGGCGTTGTACTTTGCTGATTTCAAAATCTTTAAAACCCTTAAAGCGATTGTGTTCGCCTTCTTCATTTGCCTTCATAAAATCTATAGCACGTTCTAATTCAGACACCATGTTAGGTAGCAGTTTGGGATTCATCCACATAGGGTCATTCAGCATAGGAATGTCAAACCAGATCAGCTGTCTATCTGTGTTGTATTCTTGTCTTAATTTATGTATGTTCTCAATGTACTTAACAAAGCCAGTATAGCTCAGGGCATTGAATGTGATAATAAAGGTAAGACTGTGTTTGCTACTGTTCTTCAAGTAGTCAGTTATGTTAGTATATAGGGTACAGAAGTCTAAACCATTACGAATATACTCTGCTTGAGCACCCCACGAGTCTAAACTACAGAACAACATAAAGTGATTAACAGCATCCGTATCTGTAATCTCTTTCAAGCTGGTCATGAACTTAGTCCATTGTCCTTTAGGTGGACAACAGTTTGATGTGATGCTTAGATGTAACCGCTCGCTTGGGTGTTCTTTAACGTAATCAAACATACGGAATGTATTCTTGTCCATCAAAGGTTCGCCGCCAGTCATGCGGAAGGTGTGTAGTGTGGGATATATCTGTGGTAACCATTCCCAAAAAGCTAACAAGTATGGATTGTCTAAACTGTTGTTGGGAACCATGTTTTGATTCCGCATCCATTGTGTGTCGTTGTGTGTTTTATTGTCTGCTAACAAGTAAGGCCCGTGTCGGTCTATTTCCTTGTTCCACTCTGTGCTTAGGTGCGGAGAGCAATAACTACATTTCAAGTTACAGGCTTGATTAAAGTTTACTTCCACATAACGTGGATTAGGATTCTCTACCAACTGCGCTTCTTCTATCAAGCCAGGCTCATACACATCCTTGCTACGATAAGCTCTGTCACTTAGTTGTGTGCCGCTGTCTTCAATTTGCCAGCAAAATCCGCACTCGATCGGCCGCTCACCTTTCAGCATGAGTTTACGCTGATTCTTTTTATATTTGGTATTGTGTAGTGCTGATACATCAATAGCAATTTCCTTCAGAGGAATTTGATGTGTGGGCGGATGATAACAACTGTGTGTGCGACCTGTGGGTATGTGTATGCTGACATTGTACCACTTGGCAAGACAGAAACTAGGGCTGACTTTGTTAAGGGCAGAAAAGACCGACTCCGAATCATTTAAGTAATGTGATTCAAAGCGGCCGTTTACGTTAGTTACTTCATCGCCCTTCATTAGGTCCAAAGACTTTGACGTATTTTGATAAGACGAATCATCATGGCTTCATCTTCTGCTTCGTAAGCCACTTCGATTTCTTGTAGCTTTTTGTGTGCGGCATCGCTCATGGCTTTGAGTTCAGGGCTCTTGTCACTACTCCAACTTAGTTTGCCGCCGTTGGCAATACGGCTTGCTTCACAGTACGCACTCCAGCCACTGGCGTTATGCGGGTCTGGACGAGCGCGATAGGTCACAGTCCACCAAGTGTAAAGCTCAATAATTTCCTTAGCACTTTTGGCTTGCCAGGTCGGTTCCCCAAATCCTTCGCTACCAGGTTCAGCACCCATGTCCTCGCCAACAGTGAGTTCACTGGCCCATTTCAAATATTCCATGCCGGCTTCTGGACTGCGCCATGTACGTAGTCGTAGCCAACCAGTGCGGTACCAAGGCACATTGAATTGGGTCTTGGCTTCATCACTCCACAAGCAGTGATGCCACGCTTGTTCTATTTCAACAAAATTAACAAGCTCATTGAAAAGACAAGGAAGAAAGCGATTGCCCACATCACTCCAGTTGCCCGGCTGTATGTCTCGAGGATGGGCGGTAAGAGCATGGCTGTGAGTAACCCAGCGATTGTTAATATAATAGCGTATGTCATTTAGCTTGTCCGGTATGTAGTAAACAAATTTTTGAAGGTGGTCTAGACCTTCTTCGGCAATCCAGTAACGGATAGGATGTGCTTTTTCAGCAGTCTTATACCAGGCATCCCATTCTTCGCTAGTGCCACACTTGAGCTTGGGTGTGCCGCGAAGCCAGTCTGAAAATTTTCCAATAGTCCAATAATGCGATCTCATTTTTTATTCCTTATACAAACGATTTTAGATCAGGCGGAACCCAACCAATCGGCTTCAATACTTTGCCATCTTCACGCTTACGTACTTTGCCATCTTCACCAATTTTAGCAAAGTTTGTACTCATTACTTCTTTCCATGCACCTTCAGCATCACTGCCCATGCTATGAATAGCACCAATGGTAACAACCAAAATGTCAATAAGAGCATCCAGTGTTTCTACTTGATCATGCGCTTGAATAGCATCAGCAAGTTCATTGCATTCTTCTTCAATCAATGTAACATACAAATTAAATTGATCTTCATCAAACTCGCCCCCAACTGTTTGGTCGCAAGCCCGCATAAATTTTTCTTGATCACGAAACGGATTAGTCATTATATTTTTTCTCCTGGGGCAAATCCTCTAAAACCTTTAAAACGTGGAAAGCGCAAACTGTATGTGCCGTCTTGATTTTGTGTTACTGCATCAGCACGTACTTCTGCCACCATGCCAACGCAATCATCTTTAAACTGCCAAAAGCCATCACGTTGCTCATCGGTAAGTCCACTGCCAACATTGACACGAATAGACTTGCCGTCGTCGACACCTTCGCAAACCAGCGCACCCAGCTTACCCACATTCTTACCAGTACCTTCTTCTGTATCAACTACAGCAAGCGACACTTCAATAAACGGTTTGAGTTTTAACCAAGCCACACTGCGTTTACATTCGTATCCAGCCGCTGGATCTTTAAGCATGATGCCTTCATATCCACCCTCAATGGCTTTGGCATTGATTTCTTTATAACGAACTTGACCTTCTTCGGTATCCAAATCAACAAGTTCATGACCAACAACGGATACGTTAGGCAACATGTCTTTGTAAGTTTTGTGCCAATAGTAAACCATGTCACTGCGAGCAGATTGATCTTTGTCCCAAACACCTTTTTCAAAATCTTCTAATGGAATCACATCGAACAAGTTGAGAACAGCATCACCTGCTTCCACATTGTCCTTGCGGTGTACTTGTTTCATTAAGTCTTGAAAACTGCTACTCATTATCTCGCCGTCGAGTACAACATCTATATTTTTGTCAGTGCCATGTGTCTTGACCACTGCACTAAGTTGTTCTACAATGTGCGGAAAATTAACCAGTTCTTTACCATTGCGACTGAACATATCCACCCGACCATCACTACGTACAATAGTAAGCACTCTAACTCCGTCGAGTTTAACTTCGATAAGTTTTTTGCCTGATACCTTCGACTCATGATTAGCACTGTCATGAGCAAGCTGACAACCGAATACAGGAATAGCATAGTCAGCATATTTCTTTTCCACTACTTTGTTAATTGTTTTTTCACTTGTACCGCAACGCAAGTCCTTGATAAGGATACGTCGATACCATCCATTCCACTCTTTCTTGGTGGCGGATTTCATCATTGCTTGGATCATATCCCTAGCTGTGTTACCGGTAACTTGACGTGTGACAAAGCCAGTAAGAGCGAGAGTAAAACTATCCCAAGGTAAGCCAGCACCATCTTCATCTGTTTTCTCCGGAACTTGTTTAATACCAAAAGTAATCATGGGATCCAATGCAAGGCGACAACCTTCAAAAAATTCCTTATTGCCTGATTGGGCAATGGATTCAATGATTGCTTCTTTGTTTAGACGGGAAGGATGACTTTCCAAATCCCAAATATGACTAGCACAAACGCTCATGTTTACTCCGATAGTTAACTGTATAAGTGTTTATTATACAGTGTAATTATCAGTATGTCAAGTGGTTTGTGGTCTTAAATGGCTTGCCTGCGTAGGCATTTTCCAATTGAGTCATAATTTTATGCTTCATCTGTATGACTTTTGGATGACTATGATTGTACTCAAATGCTTTCATAAAACGTCCCCAGCCATTTGAACGAACACGTTTTGGTACTGGACTGTCCAAGTATTCTTTGATAGCTCGAGTATCAAAACCAAACTTATCAATCATGTCTTGTGCTAGATTGAAACTGTGTGCGCCCATTTCATCACGATGCCCATAGTACTCTTGTTCTCTTCGATCCTTGGCATAATAGGCGGTACTTTCGTAACCTGGAATATCTTTGAAGCGTCTAGCACGATATTGGCGTGTGTGTATGATTTCGTGTAGTACTGTATCGGCAAATAAGCAACACATACGCTCCCACCGATATGCGCTGGTTTTCATAGTGTCAGCAGTGGTTGGAAATACCAGTTCTACTTCAATAAATCGTTTATTTCCTGCGCTGTCGAGATCGGCGTAATAAGCACCACCTATCCAAACTTCGCCTGGCTTAACGGGCTTGTGTCTACTGCTGGTTATTTTGACAGGAAGTTGGGCTTTGATATGCTTACTTATTGTGCTGGTAATTTCACCTATGGTTAGCCGTTTATCAACTATTTCTGATTTCAGCTGATAAAGCATGGAATACAGGGTATTTCGATCCAACTCGGACCAATTGAACGCTGAACGGGACATAGCACACTCCTAACATGTGTATTTATAGTGTACTATGAATTTCTAAAAAACCCGTGTTTTACGGACATTTTTTTAACAGCAATTCCTGCCACCCGAATAAATACTGAACAACCTTCCTAGGACTTAAAATGAATGATTTAAGAAAACTGATAGACCATTTAGAACATATTGACCGTGGCGGCCAGCTGATTCGAGGACTGGATCTCCGCACTGGTCGTGTGGTTAGTAATCCTATGATAGAAGGCGAGATTGGCCGCAAAATTGGATCAACTATTGGCGGAATTTTTGGCAAACGTGCAGGCGATCGCTTGGGACAAATAGGCAGTAATATAGGTGATATTTTTGATGAGCCTGGCTCGGATAAATCATCTGAACAAGATTCAGACAACTCTACAGGATATGTTACCAAATCAGGGCAAGCTATAGTGCCTCCGCCGGGAGGTATGAAAGTCCAACCACAACGAGGTGCGGAAGATAACGATGAAAAAGGAGTCATTGACGGCGGCTATAAACCTTATGCTTCCTCTATATTTTCTGTAAATTCTAATCTTTCTCCTGGCGGAAAATATTCCGCACAAATTGAGAAAGCCATGTCAATAAGATCCAAATTCCTTGGACAACGAATAAGTGTACTCAACACTTACGATTACAACGGTGCTACTCTTTCTATAAATGAATATGATGCACCGCTAAAACACTGGGTTGATACTTCATCGTTGGGAGGCAGGGGTGATACTCGAGAAGATTGGGAACCGTTGGGTTACAAATTCCTAGGATCAAAAAGATTTGATTCAAGTAACAAGTTTGGGAATTGTATAGGCAATGCGGAAAAATACAAAGGTAGCATGTTTAGTTCTAACATACTAGTCGCCGAAACCACGCAGTTGGTAGCATTCAAACAACCCACTGGCACCCCAGGCATGCATTATCTTAAAGCTGTGTTTTGTGGACCTGTCGAATCGTGGCAAAGCGGCGGACTCAACGCCCTTATGAGTCTAGTAGACAGTGTTGAACTCAAAGGGGTTGTTGAAATAAAATAGTTTGGAGTCAGTGACCCCGAACTAATAATTACGGACGCTTTTCAATGACTTTGTCAGCCAACCCGTATTCCACTGCTTCTTTGGCACTCAAAAACGTGTCAAACTTCATAGCTTCGTACAGCTGACTATACGTTTTTCCAGCGGTATTGTGCTTGACATACAGTTCAGTTAGGCGTTCGTTAATACGCTTAGATTCTTCAAAACTACGTTTTGCGTCCTCAAATTCCAATTCCTGTACGTGTACTGTACCACGGGTTCCAGGAGTACCAGAACTCACACGATGGATCATTGTACGGGCTTCGGGCAGAACAAACCGCTTTCCAGGTGCGCCGGCTTGAGCAAGGAATGAGCCCATACTACAGGCTTGTCCCATAACGTAAGTGGCGACGTCTGGTCGGATAAACTGCATGGTATCGTAAATAGCAAGGCCAGCAGTAACGGACCCACCAGGGCTATTGATAAACAGGTTAATGTCTTCGTTTCCTTGACTCTCTAAAAAGAGCAACTGTGCCACTAACAAACTGGACGTATGCTCGTTGACATCCGTGTCCAACATGATCACACGGTCCTTGAGCAAACGACTGTAAATGTCATAAGCTCTTTCGCCTTTCGGCTCACTTTCAATTACCATTGGTACTAGATTAGGCATTTTTATCCTTTAAGGTATTTCATAACATTTTCTGGGCTCGATACACCATACGGATCTGGATCAGTGTCGCTGGCTTCTGGTTCGATGAACATGTGTTGTACTTGTCCATTATCAATTACAGCCGCATAGCGACGACTGCGCCATCCAAATCCAATGTGACTCATGTCAACCAACATGCCCATACCTCGTGTAAAGTTGAAACCACCGTCGGGAATTGGATGTACATTTTGAATGTTCAAACTACGTGCCCACTCGTTCATTACAAAAGCATCATTTACGCTGACACAATAAATGTCATCGATACCTTGTGCTCTAAAGTCTTCGTATTGTTCTTCAAAATCTGGCAGTTGATATGTTGAGCATGTGGGTGTAAATGCGCCGGGCAAGCTGAATACTACCACTCGCTTGTTGGCAAACAAATCATCTGTTGTTTTGAAAACAAATTTGCCACCGATTGGGCAACCACCACCCTCTGGTGATTCGTCGCCTTCGCGAAATGCGAATGTTACATTAGGTACTAGTTGTGTCATATATTTCCTCTTCTAAATATCGTTTTAATTCTTTGTCTGTAGGTTCTACAGAATAATTCTGTTTGAAAAATATTTCGTAACTGTCGCTACCATATTTTCCAATACCATATAGTATTGTAGCATCTTCGCCGTTCCAGGTCAAGTAGTCTTTACTCATACCGATCAATCGATTGTATCTGACATTGGCCATACCCAAAGGAGCTAATATGCTTTTGACAAAATCTTCTTCAGCATCTATCAGTGCATGTGGAGTAGGAAACCAATAAAGGAATTCGGGCAAGGTCAGCTTGACCGGCTTGCGACTGGTTTGGTTCAGCATGATGACTCCTACCATGTGTTCCCAACTATTGGCGATCTGTTGCTGTACCATTAGGTCATCACGCAAAGGTTCGAAGAATTTCATTCTGTAGTTGTCCTTGAATCTATGTTAGAACGATATGCCATGTATAGCACACCCACAATATATCCTAATAAGAATCCCCAAAAGAAATTCATTCTTCAACGGCTCAGCATTTGATCAGCGCGAGTCACACCGGCCAGCCGCTGATCTTCAGTCAACTCATCACAACGACTGGAGTGATCTGGAGCTCGTAACCAGTTCACACCTGTGCGTGGCTTATAGGTGTTTTCCACTGAACGAAACACACCCCAGGTGGCAAACACCATGCTGATGATGGCAATATGACCCAACATGTTGTAACCAATAGTGAGCAATTCGCCGATGTAAAGACCAAATGCCAGACTCCAAAAACATCCCAGCAGGATGCTGAGAAAGTATTTGACATACACAGGTGCATGGCGTAAGGGATTTAGATTGGGGTTCATGATGTCCCACGAGGAACGGCTTATCAGCCAAATGAATTTGAGTACACTAAACATCTTTATCTTCCTCATGCAGTTGATTCTTAAAAAGCTCAAGTTGGTCAATCAAATTCTGTATGCCTGGACGATTCATGGTGAGTGTGGTGTAACCCATTGTGAATGCCAAACGATTGTCATCTGTAACACCAAACGTGTAATAAGTCTTGGACTCTTTCTTTGGTACTGTAGGTTCGTCATCAAACGGGACCTGATCAGGAAACATTGGTACTACATTCTTGTAGCCGGCTTTTTTGAACCAATCAAACATCATCGTCCTCTTTCTTTTCAGTTTCTAAAACGGGAAAGCACATCTTTGTACCATCCCAACGCTGTCCGCACCAACACTCGCCTTCATCGTTGATGATACAATTGCCGCCACCGCAACAGCGTTGATCTTCCATTTTATTTTCTTTCGCCAAACAGTTGTAACAAGTTTAGGAACAAGTTGATAAAGTTCATGTACAAAGATAATGCACCTGTTACTTCCACGGCTGGGCTAGTGTCAACACTGACTTCTTCACGGATTCGTTGTGTGTCATAAGCAGTGAGTCCCAAAAAGATAATGATAGCCAATGCCGAGATAACCATTTGCATGACAGTTGAGCCAATAAAGATATTAACAATGCTGGCAATCACAATAGCAATCAATCCCACAAACATCATTTGTCCCATGCCACTTAGATCCTTTTTGGTAAAGTAACCGTAGCCACTCATTACACCAAACAGGATTGCCGCACCCATAAATGCTGACACAATACTACCCATGTTGAACACAGCAAATATCATGCTAAAGCTCAAGCCCATAAGTGCCGCAAAACCATGCAAACATAACTGAGCTACACCTTTGCTGGGATTGTTGCCTAGCACGTAGCTGACACCAAAAATGGCCGCCAGTGGAGCAAAGATCACAATCCACTTTAGTACACCTGTAAAAAAGAATTGTATCAACTCTGGGCTAGTGCCCACAAAGTAACTGATCAGCATGGATACAACAACTGCCAGACTCATGTGTCCGTAAACTCGACCCATGGCCGAATTAATTTCTTCTGCTGAGCGATAATTTAAAATACCGCCATTTGTATAATTTGCACCAAACATAATCTTCTCCTTATTTTCCGTTAGTTTGTACAGTAGGTGTTACTACTCCGTTAATGACCAAGGTCTGACCTTTGAAGTTGGCAATAGCATCTGGCAACTTGCGCATAGCTTCAGCTTCAGCTTCAGCTCGCAACAAAGGAATTGCCATTGGGTTGGCTTGCATCGATTCATTACGCTTGCGAGCAGTGGCCACTTTGACTTCTTCAGTCTTGAACTCGTTCTTGGCCTTGACCAATTCGTTAGCACTTGCTACCACTGAGTCAGCTGGTACAATATTACGGATTAGCACTTGACTAATAGTGATACTACCGTCCAACTTTTCCTCGGCAAGATTGCGAACAATTTCTTCCTTG